AATAGGAGTTAGCGCACTTGTGCGCTAACTCCTTCCTTCTTCATCTTAAAAGTTTTATTTCCATTCGCCACATATTGCCATTGCTCATCTTCTCCTATTACTCGAGGATTAGCTAAGAGGGAATACTGCTGTTGGGTTATCTCCAAGGAGTTATCTATTATATCTTTATTTATTTTATTATCTATTATATTATATATTATGGGTGTTGACTCACGTCCTTTTGGGGTGTTGACTGAAGTGGAATTGGGGTGTTGACTCACGTCTATTTGGGGTGTTGACTCACGTCCCTCAATTAAATTATCATCTTTTTGAGGTGTTAACTCACTACTACAAATCTTTTGGGGTGTTGACTCACTACCTCTTTCGTATATCTTATCAAAATTAACAATAATTTGTTTATCTGCTTCATTAATAATAAGCCATTCAAGGCTAGCTAAAAACTGTCTTGTCTTAATATATGTTGAATGGTCCATTCTTGTGCGGTCAAGAACCCATCGTTCGGATATGCCGAAGCCCGGTTTAGTTCCCGCTAGGACTAGCATTAATCGGATTGCAGCGGGCTTCCGCGCAAGTTTATCAAAAATAATATCAGCTAATTCTTGCGGTATTTGATAAAAAGGTTTTTGAGAGCTGTTTTCTTTATTTCCTTTAAACGCTAATATAGGAGCTTGATTATGATTTCCTCTTGTTTCAATCATTTAATTAGCTCCTTCCTATATATTTTCTTTCATTTCTTTTGTCTCCTTTTGATTTATTGAAGCTCTGATTTAGCTTCTTCAAAAGCTAAGAGCAGCTCTGGAGTTAATTCAAAATAGAATACTAAGTATTTTGGATTTGCGCGATTTATAGCAGTATCGCAAATTTCAAACCCCTTTTGAACTAACTTAGTCGCTATACGCTGGTTAAAAACTGCTTTAGTTTTCTTCATTTGGTTTGTCTCCTTTGTTAAATAATATAGTATATATATACATAGATACTGTTAATCCTTGTTCTGCAGCTTTTTCTCTAATAAGCTCTTTTTCTTGTGAGGTAACTCTTACTGCTAAAGTTTTTGTTTTAAGTTCTTTTTCCATTTGAAATACTCCTTTCGTAGATATATGAATTTTAGGGAAGTGAAAATGTAACCGTTTGCCCAAAAAATAAGCGGCGCTGGCCGCAATTAAATTAGCCTTGTTATAGGGCTAGAAATGAACACTTATTCATCTTTTCAATTTTTTCGTAGTTACAGCTAGTAAGAACTATGTCCTTGCTATGAAATTTTTAATGAGGGAGAGACGAAGGGAAGTTAAAATCGCTATAGGTTTCGGGAAAAGCGCTATAGGGAGCTTTTTGCGCTATGCGCTAGAAAAATGTTGTAGAGGGCTGGTTTGTGGAAATTCGGAGAGCGACTTCGTTCGCGCTCCGCCGAAGCTAGATCAATAGCCACAACATTTTCCTCTTTTATTCACTTTTTCTATTTATATTATATAAAAAATTTTTAAGAAAAACAAAAAAAGGCGGTAGCTTTCGCTAACCGCCCAAAGAGAGGACTATTTAATTCCTTTTACATCGCAAAACTTTTCTGCCTGCTGAATCCACTGCTCGGCGCTTGCCTTGTCTGCGAACTCTATTAACTCAACCCTATCGCCAAACTCAATTAGCATAATTCTTTCAGCACCTCCAAAAGTCTATCGGGATAAAAGCTTTCGCCCACATTATTCCATTCCATTTGGTTGCGGTCTTCGTCATCAAATAGATAAGCGGCATCTACTCTGTCCACTGCGGTGCTTTTAGGCGTGCCGTAGGGGACAATTTTTATTTCGTCCCACAAGACACTGGGGAGGTGTTTCCGCAACCACTGCATTTTAACTTCTGTAACCATTTGGTTATAGCTTTCTGAACCACTTTTACTCAACCAACTGATAACACCGATGTGGTATCCATTGCGCTGTGCTTTATGGAGCAACCTCGCCAAACTGCTCATATTTACAAGCGGTTTAGCAATAGCGTAAGGGGTGGGGTCTTCCGCAATCAGCATATCAAGCCAATTTTCTACTCCGTATAAATTCGCAACTGTTCCATCAAGATCAAGATATATTGCTTTATTCATTTTTAATCACCTTTTTCACGAAATCTTTTTCCAGTTAATTTAAAACGAGGGTTTTTAACTTTATTTTTTGTATGTTTATATAATGTAGCTTTTGATAGACCTATAAATTATCATATCCTATAAATTTTTTCCCTGTTGCAATTTCTTCTATTTCAGCGTAATATCCGGTATTATTTTTTACTCGGTCTATAGTTATAGCATTTTCCATATTTTGTTGATGAGTTACCCAACGCAAATTTGTAACATTATTATCATCTATATGGTCCACTTCATCTAAGCCATTTGGATTTGGAATAAAAGCTATTGCAACTAATCTATGGACAAATCTTTTATTTCCTCTACCTAAAGACACATAATATCGTTGGTGATTTCCTCTTTTGCTTATAAGTAACTTGCCCAAAACTTGTAATAGAATATTTCGGAAATTCATCAATCATTTTTATTTGTTCATTTGGTAAAAGTTCCATTTATCAAAACTCCTTTTTCTTTTTATTATATCAAAAAATTTTTTAAAAGTCAATTTCAATGAGTGGAACATTTTACTTGGTAGGATAGGGCTGTTAAGCCCTATCCAAGTTTTTTAATACAATGCGCTTGCGGTTATTCTTTTCGGCATATACTGTAATTTTATTATAAGGGAAATTATGCTTTATGCCGTCTGCATCTGTCAACTCTAATCGCTTGCTTACAATACGCTGAACATTTCTATAGGTTTTATATTCCTTTGCCCACTCGCACCCACGAGCCACGCACTCCCGCAAAATCTCTAGCTCTATCAAACTATCGCTCAATGCGGTGTGGTCTTCTATAAAGTCGGTGTTTTGCGTGAGGAACCTATAAACAACTTCTGCGGTTGTTGAATAGTTTCCGCTGTCAGTGAAGTATTCGTGCTTATCGCAAAATTCCTTGTACTCATTTGTATAAGCTATTTTACGGAATACATAACCCCTTATATCGTATATCGGAATATTATCAAAGGGGTTTATGATTTTGAACCAATCGCAATTATACTTGAATACCTTATCATCAAACGGACTGTTATAAGCAAAAGCTGCCTCAACTTCAAAGTCTTTAAACTCTCTTGCCATAAACTGCGTGATATAGCCCAGCTTTTCCATTTTAACCTTGCGCGCTCTCATATCCGCCACATAGCCCTCTCGCTTATCGGCATAATAGGCAGTGGTGAATAACTCTCTGTTGTGCCATATCTGTTCAACCACAAAATCGTGCTCTATCAGCTTGCGGTTTTCCTCGGTATCGTATATAACATAACCTATATTATATACAAAGGGCTTTTCCAGTGAAGTTGTCTCCGTGTCAAATACTACAATTCTCATTTCTTATCAGATTCCTCTCTTTATTTTAGAACAGCTTATTGCCGTTCTATGTATCGGGGGCTAAAGCCCCCTTTACTTATTTTTTCGGTTTACGCTTTTGTACCAGCGTTAGCTCGAACTTATCCTCGCCCACGGCAAACGCTATCTGCCGTTCTGCGTTCGTTATAGCTAAATCGGCATATCCCTGTGACTGCAAGTAGTCGAAAAGCTCTTGTATAATGCCCTTTTTGGTAACATTCTCTTTGCGCTGTCGCTTATTCCAGTTATACGCTACGGGCTTTTTATGCTCTCGCACATTGCAATACTTTTTCGCCATTTTTTCCTGTTCAGGCGGGAGGTCAAACTCCATACGCTCGCCTTTATCAATAGCTTTATCAGCCTTTAAAATATCCATTGCCTCAGCGATGCTACACCCTAAGCTATCAACGATTTCGTCTATACGCTTATCCTGCTCTGTCATTCTATCCCTCCATTTGGAGGGGGGCTAAAAGCCCCCTTGCCTTTAGATTGCGTAAAAGTAAGCTACGCCCTTTTCCTCGACACGGTGAATCTTGCCGTCTTTCAGCAAGCCACGCACTATTGCACTTGCTTTCTGCGTGGTGCAGTTTTCGATTTCAGCAAACGCAGGAACTTCCTTAATCATCTGCTTAATCTGCAACTTCTTTCCGCAGTCTTTGAGGTACTCGTATACACGCTCTGACAAAGCGGCATTTGCTACCTGTGTTGCGGACGGCTTGCGGTTTTCGCTCTTGCGGTCTGCCTTTTCCGCACGGTCGGCGATAAAATCAATCATTTCCTTGCTTGCCTCATTTTCCTCGAGGAAAGCCTTAACCTCTGCGAATTTTTCCTGTAAAGTTTTCTTGTTTGACATAGTTTTCATCAATTCCTTTCAAAATGTTTGCCTTTTTGGACTATCTTTATTATACCACATTTGGTGGTGCTTGTCAAGGGTTTTTTGAAATTTTGTTTTGATAAATCGCTTTGTTTATCTGTCTGTTTCTCTGTCCTCTTGACATTGTATAGTATACCACAGGTCAAGCAATTTGTCAAGTGTTTCGGGAAAAGTTAGGTGTAGAAGAATTGCGGTTTTTTGGTGAAAATTTTGTGCAAAGTGCTGAAATTGCGAAAATCGGCTCGCTGCGCCCGACAGCGAGCCGGGCAAGCCAAATGAGTAAAAGAAAAGAGCCTTTTAAAGGCTCTTTACATAATTTATTTCTTCAACCTTTATATTTTCCGCCTGCATTAAGGTTAAAGGGTTTGCGTTTATAGAATCGAGAAAATCTATTATAGCTTTTTTCTCACTTGCGGTCGCAATTCTTCTTATAACTTTTTCTTCTTTATACATTTTAAATCACTCCACTTTAATTATCATATCTCGGCTCATATGGCAATAGCTAAATTTTGCTTCTTTAACTTTTAGCTCAAGCTCCCAGCTTGTCAAATCACAATAAAATATATTATTGTTAAAAAGGTCATAATCAAATTTTCTTATTATGCCCTCATCATTTGCGATTGTGCAAACACCCCAATCATCAACATTTTCTATTATAAATTTTAAAATTTCTTTTAAAGGTTTACCCTCAGCTCCCTCAAAGACTCCAAAACCCATTCCCATATCTGACTGTTGTGGAATCGTAATTTTTTCTGTAATCATTTTAAATCACCTCAAAGTTTATTTTCTGTGGCGAACATTTTACCACCTGCGGCAGTACAAAATTCTTTAATCATTTGGGTTTCTTCCTGCGTGGTGCAGTAAGTATCAAAGACTATATAATCACGGACAGGTATATCTGTATAAGGTATGTCAGACATCTCTAAAGCCTCATACATCTCCTCTGCCATTTCATTTGGTATAGTACACTTGACAAGCCACAATTTATCTTTCCTTGCTTTTTCTTCTACAAATTTAATAATCCAAACGCAGATGAAATTGACTATTGCGGTTATTGCCATATTAAGGCATATAGCCACAGTACCTTTTGCGGTCAGCATAACTATGAGCGGATAAAAGCCAAAGCATATTGCATTGGTAGTTGCGGACAACCACTTACCGCCTTTAATGGTACATAGGGAGCGGATTGTGGAAAGCGTTACATTGATTATGGTTGCGATTATAAAAATTAAAATTGCGGTCATTGTTTAGTCCTCCTCGGCAACTGGTAATTGATTGATAAATTCTTTAAGGTCATCTAAAATAAAATTAGAATTAAAAGTATCTATTGGACAAGCATAGCCTTTGCCATGGAATGGGCAATCTGTGCAATATCCTATATTATTACAAAAGTCTCTTCCTATATTTACCAATTCTTCTAAAGGGGACATAGCAGTCTGTAATTCTTTTTTCTCTTGTGGAGTAACAGTTAGTATTTTTTGTATTTTCATTTTAACAACCTCTCTTTATTTATTATAACACATAAGTATGTATTTGTCAAGAGGTTTTTGAAAAAATTTGCAACTTTTTAAAAAAGAATAAACTTGTTTCTGTTTCCTTCTATCGCGAATTGAAGTTTCTACTTACCATTTAACTTCTTCCCTCTTGACAAGTATAATTATACCACAAATACGGGAAAAGTCAAGTAGTAATTTTACACAAGCTTTTTGCGAAAAAATTGTGCAAGTTGCTAATTTCTCCAAATTCTGCTCGGCGCGTCCGGCGTCGAGCAGTTGAATTAAGAAAGCATAAAAAAAGGAGGACATCAGTCCTCCTCCCAATAATAGCCATCTTCAACCATTGAATCAAAGGTCTCTTTTGAAATTGCGGTTAAAGATACCTCGCAACTCTCTTTAAATTCTTCCTCTTGTTCTTCGGTCATTTCCTCGTTCCAACCGCTTGCTAAATACCCATAGTCACTTAGCAGCTCTTCTTTTATTCCCTCTTCATCGATTTCATACTCCCCATCTTTGGAACGGATAAGGACTGCTTTTATAAAGCTTATAATAATATTCCATTATTTGTCCTCCCCTAAATTCTTTAACATTTCATCAAGCTCTGCTTTTGTTGCGCCGAGTTCAAGATTAACGAGAATGTTTTTTATTGTATCGTTGATTTTCTTATTGCGGTCATTTTTTAAAATCTGAAGATTTATTGCATAGGGATTGTTATAAGACCTACTTGAAGCAACATTATAGCAACTGGATAAATGAATTTTATCGTTTTTATCTGCCCAAACATCTATACCGAGGTCTTCGTTAGCTTGTTTACAAAGCTTTAAGGCATATTCTTTTATTTGCTTGTTTAACTCATCTGTCTTATTTTGTATTTTGTCAAGCTTTTCCTGATACAGCTTTTCCGCCTCTGTTTCAGGGTACTTTGCTGTAACCTGCTCCGCCACATACTCTCTGATTAACTTTGTTACTTTCATAATTATTTTTTCCTCTCTTTAATTAAATTAAGCTTTCGCTCTTGACTGTATATATTATAGCACATTCAGTGCTATTTGTCAAGCCTTATATAAATAATTATTATTAAAAGTATGATTCCCCATAATATAAGAGAAATCCACAAGGGGGATAATACCCACACCCATGACCAAGTGATAACTTTGCAAAGTTTAAGAACAATAAACACTACAAGCAAAACACCTGAACCGCCACCTGCTGTACCATTTGAATTTTTACTCATTTTTAATTACCTCTTTTTCAGTATCTTTAGTATACCATAAACCGCACCAAATGTCAAGAGTTTTGGGAGAAAATATTGCACAAGGTTTTTGTAATTTTTCTTGCAGTTTTTGTTGAAAGTGCTGAATATCCTAAATTCGAGTCGCCACAAGCGGTGGCGACTCGCTGAAAAAGCAAGGCAAAAAGAAAAGCCCTTACGGTTTTACTTCTACATCTGGAAGTACCTCTGTATGGAAATAAAATTTATAATGATAAGGATCTGTGTGTGTTCCTGTAATATCCTCAACTGCGTACATTGTATACTTGTTTAAATACACATAGTTTTTCTTATATTTATTCGCACCGACCTTGCAAGTGATAACTAATTCATTTGTGGTATCCATATATCCCTCAGCCTCAAAAATTACTTTATCCGTTCTTGCGTTGTAAACGGTTATTCGCCGTTCACATTCAAAATACTGTGCCTGTTTTGAAATATTAGCATTGACTTTATCCGCCTCTGAACAGCCTGTAAGGCATAGTCCAAAAGTAAGCAAAATCATTAACAGGGTTATAAATTTTTTCATTTTTTAGTCCTCCTCAAAATATTTAGATAACACTTTTGCGGCAAGCGTAAATTCGTTATTATAGTTTGGATAATCAGCGGCATCCGCTCCGCCAATATAACAAACTATATCCCCATCGGCATATACTGGAACATACGGTCTTACTGGGGCGCTATTGCCGAGAACATAATCTTCATGGCTATCTAAAATCGCAAGACCGCAAGGAATAATTGCTTTTGCTATTTGATACGCTTTTTTAAGTTGTTCATCATCATAGGGCTGATATTTTTTTAAGCATATCATACCGCTGTTTTTTTCTACAAACAGCTCTAACGAATCACCATCTTTTATCTTAAAATTGCGTCTTAACTCTTTAGGTATAACAACCCGTCCGAGGTCATCTATTCTTCTTACAATTCCTGTGGCTTGCATTATTCAAAATCCTCCATTATTTCAAAATCTGTGTTACCGTATTCATATGCCTCATACAAGGACTGTAAAAAATCATTGCCTATCTCTTGTACTACGCGGGCGGTATACTCTCCCTCATCACAGTCTCTTAACGCATAGATTTCGCCCGTCTCACTATCTATAATATGAGCGTGTTTTGCGGGTTGTATAAAAGCCTCATAAGCTTTTATAATGTCATCTGTGGCGGTTGTAGATATATCGCCGTCAAAATCTTTAATTTGTACTGTAAATTTTTTCATTGTAAATTACCTCTCTTTTTATTTTGTATATATATTATATCATACTTTTTTGATTTTGTCAAGTAGATTTTAGCAATAAGCTAAACCCATATTGCGCCAACTTAAAATACTTATTTGTTTACATTCTTTACCTATGCGGAGCGCCTCTTTTTTGGTGCTTATGCGCTTGCTTTTATCAATGTAATAAATGCCGCCTGAATACCACAATCCGCAATTACCGCCGTATGCTTTAACCGCTTTTATTGCTACATCTGGATCTGTCGTCTCTATGCCCTCAGTGGCGACTTGCCAGCCGGTGCGGTAGGTGATGAGCTTGCCGTTGCGTAAGGTCAAGCCGTCGTTTTCTTTTAGTTTTTTGATTGTTCGTACATTTATCATATGTAGCCCTCCTTGATTTTCTGTATTTTTCGCCTTATCCGCAGAAGCTCTTGAAGAGCCTCCGCAGATAGTTTTTTATATGTTTTAATTTTCTTTTTGTCCATAGTATCCCTCAACTAAATCTTTTGCTATAAGTAAAGGACAATCTGTATAATCAAACTCACAACCGATAGCAGGCTCAACGCAACCATCGGAAGAACCATAGCTACCGTAATGCTGAACAAAATCTCCGCCATCTGGTAATACTAACTTATACCCATCGTATAACGGTTCTAACCTGCAAGGGATTTTTAATCCCTTGCAATATTCGTAAAGTTCTTTTATCTCATTATACATTTTATTCGTCCTCCAACTGTAAAGATATTTTTAGCGCTTTATCAACCAGCATTTGCGTTGCCTTGCCTATGCGTCCGCACCGCCATTTTAAACGCTTTTTATCTATAGTGCGGATTTGCTCTAACTCAATCATACTGTCTTTTGACAGTCCGTTTAAAGCGGTTGCAAGCAAGGCTATATGCGTGGGGATTTTTACTTTATTGCTCCGACTTGTTATAATCGCAACAATTGTGCAGGGTGAATGTTCGTTGCCTTTATCATTTTGAATGATAAGCGCGGGACGGGTGCCTCCCTGCTCTGACCCTATAACAGGGTCAAAGTCTACATAATAAATATCGCCTTTTTTACAGTTTTTCATTGGTATGTACCTCCTATAATTTATATTATTATTATACCATATGATTTTTATTTTGTCAAGAGGGATTTTTATAATCCCTCTGACAATACTGCTAATTTTCCACGAACACAGCCTAAAACATAGCCTATGTTCGCCCAGTCTAACCCATCAGGTTTAGTAAGGTTAAACTCTATGCTTGCCAACTGTTCACATACTTGCTGATAACCTATATCCTCATCAATAGGATAACCCAGCCTATCCGCCTCGTGTTCTATCCATACTAATTGACCATCAAACCATGTTATAATATTTTTATTATTGCTCATCTTGTTTTTACCCCTTTTATAATATCGTCTTTTATATCGCTTGTGTGATTATCGTATATCTTAAGCGTTACCGCTTGACCGATTGAGGCATTGCCCTCATAGCTCCATATATTGCCCTGCTTATCTATACAATACACTATGCCGTTTGTGCTTTTTGTAACAGTCGCTTGTTTTGTATAGGTACCCATACAATAAGCCGATAACCGCAAGTGTTATTATTATCTTTTTCATCTGGTATGTACCTCCATCGCGGAGGGGCTTAAAGTCCCTCAACCTATGACCTCAAATTTACACTTTTGCGGATGGGCTTTAATCCAATTTGTATAGCCGTTCATCCAGTTTCGGCGCATAGCGTCAAAAATATTATAGCCGTAAAAATCAGTGTGCCATGTGTCGGTGTTGGTAAAGCGTATTGTTAATCTAAAATGTTTCATAATAAAATCCTCCATTGCTGGAGGGCTTGCGCCCTCCGTTTATTCTTTTTCAGTCGCTCTGTAAGTTATAGCGCCCTTGCGGGTTGTGGTAAAGCCGTATTTTTCGGCAAAAGCTTTTAATTCTTTTTCGTTCATTTTGGAAATGCTCAAAGCTATTGCCTTATAGTCTATAACAACGGCACTATTTGCCTCTGTCATTGAGACCTTATAACCTGCCGTTTCTACAGTATAGGTCTTTTTGCCTATATCCTGTGCGCCGTCTGTTACCATTATATCATATAATAGCGGTTGTAATTCCTTGCAACGATTTTGCGCTTGCTCCGCTAAAAGTTTGTTCTTTGCGTATTCCTTGATAACTGCATTATTTGTCATTTTTTGCCACCTCTGCAAAATCTTTATAAAAAATTTCGTTCTCTAACCTATAAGTTAAGATTTCGCCGTATTTGACCGCATACGGCGGGCGTTAAAGTATGTATTACTTACTGATGATGATAGCAAAATCCTCAAACCATGCAACATCTATTACATTGCGGTTTTCCCACTGTAAGCAAACATCCTGTATATTTGCTTTAGCAAGGTTTATAAAAGTAAATTTCATTTTTTTGTCACTCCCTTATATAAATTGCTATTCGGCTTTTCAACCGCCGATATTAACTTGATTTTATCGGCTTACAAGTTTATGTATAATTCTTTAATGCCGTACACAATCGGCATTTTGCCAGCTTTTAATATTCAGTTTTCAATGTTCGCCCGAATGGGGGTTGTGCTGTCCGCTCCGGCGGGTCTGTTGTCTCTTGACATTTTCTATTTTAAAGCATAGCAAGCGAAAAGTCAAGCATTTTTTAATAAGTTTTTTCACTTTGTAGGATTGCACAAAGGGGGGTACCTCTTTCGGGAAAATTTTGTGCAGTTTTCACAAAACCGATTTCCCACGCACATCTACCCACCAAATCATTTTTCATTTCGGTATCACAACCCCACACTCTTCCCTTCCCTTTTCCCTTTCAAATTCCTCTACGCCTTACCCCAGCTTTTTCTTGCTTTTCCAAAAAATTTTTGATATAATTCTTCTAGAAACTAAAACTTAAAGGAGGCGAATAAATGAAACTTGATTATTCCCTACAATCCACTGAAGACCGTTTAGCACTAGTTAACCAGCTTCTAGCCGAGGACCCCAATCCTTCTCCTCGCTATTTAGAAGTCCTTTCCGACTATCTAGCTTAGCCTTCAGAACGCGCCGAGCGCAAGCAACGCAAAATACTTACAGAAAATCGCCTTTCAACAATAAACAAACGTGAAACCAGCTTTGAGGGCCTTATCTCCTAGTTTGAAAATGGCGAAGATGGTATCTACAATCTTCTTACCAACGATAAAAATCAAATCTTTCGCCATAAAGTGCAGATAACCCCCGAAGACATAGAAGAAATCCCCAATCTCAAACAAGTGCGTGAAGCAATCTCCCACTATCAAAAGCTTCTCCCCACACTTAAAGGTCGAGAAGCTTATATTGCGAAAACCGCAATTATTGAACTCAGTAAAGACCAATACGTGCTGAAAAACGCTTTCCGCAAACCTACCATAACAACCCACGCTTCTAGAGCTTCTCATCCAACTCCCCTAGACTCAGTTGAAGAAGTACGCGATGGCAAAATCTACTACTCTGGAATTTCTCTCCTCGATCCCAAGGTTTGTTCTGCAATCCTCTGCAACTACTCGAAGCTAAAGGCCAGCGGCGACGGCAATTTTATTTCTGACACTTGGTTCTTGCTAGAAGCGTTCGATGCTATCGCGTCTACCGCTCTAGCTAAATTTCCCTACTACGAGCACCTAGTAGAATACAAAGTAGATGGGCTCCAAAATTCTGAAATCCAAATGCGGTTACAGCAATAGTTCGGCCTTTGCCACTCTCTCGAATATATCTCTAGCCTTTGGCGGAACAAAATCCCCAAGTTAATTGCGCAGCAAGCTTAGGAAGAATTTCTCGACTACTGGTATCTCACCGTAGAAAAAGGAGAATATAAAAAATGTTCTCGTTGTGGGCAAATTAAATTAGCTAATAATCGTTATTTCTCAAAAAATACTACCAGCAAAGACGGCTACTATAGCCTTTGTAAAGATTGCCGAAATAGAAAGGAGAAATAATAGATGCCGAAAGACACAAATCAATATTACTGCGAAAAATGCCATAAAACTATGGCGGCAGACAATTTTTACACTTCAAACAATCTTGAAAAATATCCTGAAGGAGGCAAACTTCATCAATGTAAAAAATGCATCACAATGCACATTGATAACTGGAATCCAGATACCTACTTATGGATACTTCAAGAACTTGATGTGCCGTATAGTGTATATGCCTGGGATAACCTCCTAGATACCTATGGCAAAGATAAATCAAAGCTAACTGGGATTTCAATTCTTGGCCGCTATCTCTCAAAGATGAAACTTAAACAATATAAAGATTATCGCTGGGCAGATACGCAATTCGTGCAAGAACAAGAACAATATAAAATAGAACAAGCAATGAAACGCTCCGGTTGCACCCCCTAGCAAATTGCGGAAACAGCTAAAATGGCGGTTTATGAAAATGCCCCCGCCCCTCCGCAGCCTGAAGTCGAAAAACCGCAAGATACTTTTGCATTTGGTTAGAAAATAGAAGATTCACTTATTTCCGACTTAACTGATGAAGACCGCAAATACCTTTGTATTAAATGGGGAAAATCTTATCGCCCTGATGAATGGGTGCGGTTAGAGGAACTCTATCAGCAAATGCTTCAATCCTATGACATTCAATCTGCGGGAGACATAAACACTCTGAAGCTTGCGTGCAAAAGCTCGCTTAAAGCCAACCAATTGCTAGATATAGGAGACATTGAAGGAGCCCAAAAGGCTTCTAAAATGTATAACGACTATATGAAAGCTGGCAAATGGACAGCAGCACAAAACAAAACTGAAGAAAATGAGGGTATTGACTCAATTAGCGAATTAGTGCGGATTTGCGAAATGGATGGGTTTATTCCTAAGTATTATGCCGATGGCCCTTAGGATAAAGCAGATAGATTGCTGCAAGATCTTGAAAGATATACTACAAATCTTGTTACTAATGAAAGTAATTTAACTACAATGATGGAACGAGCTGTAGTCCAAATGAATGAGGAAGAAGCTCGAATTGCGGCCGCTGCTAAAAAAGGCGACGAAGATAATGAAAATGAAATGTTTGATTATGATAAACCAGCTTTTGAAGAAGCTGATTATTCAGAATTTAAAGATTTCCAAGAAGAATAGCTGGCGGAGAGTGATAAATAATGGCTCTACAAGATTTAATGAATCTTTCTTTAGATAAAAACCAAAAGAAAATTGGAATCTCTGAAGAAAGAATTGAAGCAGTAAAACCTATTCTTCGTTAGTATTTCGCTTTTTGGAGAGAATATCCCGATTTGATGATTGATTTCATGCAAACCGGTGGAGACCCTGATAAGAAAGTTACATTTCACCTCTTCTTTTATCAAAGAGTTTTTTTAAGAGCAGCTATGCGATACAAGTACGTTTATGGTACTTTTCCTCGAGCTTGGAGTAAATCATTTCTAGCAGTTATGATATTAATGTTGCGCGCGACTCTATATCCTGGCGCCAAACTCTTTTCAACCGCTGGCGGTAAATAGCAAGCTGCACAGATTCTTAGTGAAAAAATAGATGACATATGTCAAAAAATACCTGCTTTTTCCCGTGAAATAGACTGGACGCGTGGCGAAACTAAAGTTGGTAAAGACTTTGTTGTATATAAATTTAAAAATGGTTCTACTATTCAAAACCTTGCCGCAACCGAGCGTTCTAGAGGATTGCGTTTTCACTCTGGCCTAATAGAAGAGTGTGTGGGCGTTGACCAGAAGTTGCTTCAAGAAATTGTCGTTCCTACAATGAACGTATCTAGACGCTGTGCGGATGGGTCTGTTCATGAAGAAGAAACCATTAACCAAGCACAAATTTATATAACCACATCAGGTTATAAGAATACCTATTCTTATGATAAATTAATACAGCTTCTAGTGCGGATGGTCACAAAAGGCGATGCCATTGTCATGGGAGGTAGCTGGCGCGTGCCAGTTATTATGGGCCTCTAGCCAAAAACATTTATTCAAGACTTAAAGAATGATACAACCTTTAACGCAGCATCCTTTGAACGAGAATATGAAAGTATTTGGACTGGCACTGTGGAAGATGCCTTCTTCGATGGTGAGAAATTTGACCGGTGCCGAAAACTTCTTGCGCCAGAATATGAATACTCAAAGCGAAGTGCGGCAAATGCTTATTATATACTTGGCGTCGACGTAGGGCGCAAAGGCTGCCAAACTGTAATTATGATAGTTAAAGTAACTCCGCAAATAGAAGGTCCAGCAATTAAAAATATAGTTAATATATATGACTTAAATGATGACCACTTTGAAGATCAAGCAATCACAATCAAAAAGCTTTATTATAAATACCATGCTCGTAGAATTGTACTAGATGCTAATGGGTTGGGTGCCGGTTTACTAGATTATATGATAAAACCTACTCTGCTCGATGATGGAACAACTTTACCGGCATTTGGAGTAGAAAACGATCCAGATGGCTTCTATAAAAAATTCCGCACCTCAGATTGTGAATTAGATGCCATTTATGCAATAAAAGCAAATGCGCCAATCAATACAGAAGCGCATACGGCAGTGCAGTCTCAATTGACATCTGGTAAATTGCGGTTCCTTATAGATGAGCGCGTTGCACAAGAAAAGCTGTTAGGAACTAAAATGGGGCAAGGAATGACTTCAGAAAAAAGGGCAGAATACTTAAAACCGTTTGTCTTAACTTCCATTTTAAAAGAAGAATTAATGAATCTTCGTGAAGAAAACGAAGGGGTTAATATTATTCTTAAATAGGCCAATAAAAGAATTGGTAAAGATAAATTTTCTTCATTAGAATATGCAATTTATTATATAAAGCAAGAAGAAGATTCAAAACGCAAACGAGGAAAAAGAGACTTTTCTCAGTGGATGTTTATGAATTAATAAGGAGGGTATAATATGCTTAGCAGCCGTGGTGAAATAAGAATACACGAAATATTAGAAGAAGCTGAATTAAATTTTAAAGAAGAGTATGTTATACCTGGCCTTAACTCCTCTAATGGAAGAGCCTTGCGATTTGACTTTGCTGTTTTTGATGATGATGGCAATTTAGACTTCTTAATAGAATATCAAGGTCGGCAACACTACCAGCCTAGCTCAAAATTTGGAGGTAAGCGAGGTTTTTATCAACAGCAATATAATGATAATAAAAAACGTCGCTATTGCGCCTTGCATAATATAAAATTGTTAGAAATTCCATATACTGAAGAAAATTTAATCAGTTACGATTATATAATGAATAAAGTTGGCTATTAATAAAAGGAGGTGTGGATAATTTTGGAACAAGAAAAAATACACGAAAAAGGCTTTGGATTTGATTTTGGAAAAATGAAAGTTAGTAACAAAGTTTTTGAAGATATAGCTTTAGATTTAAATGCTTTAAAAGAGACTAATAAAAACTATGCTAATAAACAAGTGGTGCTTAAAGCTTTAGCAGACCGCAATATAAAAGAGCTTAGAGCAATATCTAATTTTTTCTATCGTACATCTGGTATTTATTTTCGTATTTGTAATTATTTTGCTCAAATGTATAGGTATGATTGGTACATTGTGCCTGAAATTGCCGATGTAGCTACAGTGAATACAGCAAAAGTAGTTAAAGAATTTAATAAAGCATTAACTTTTTTAGATAATTCTTATATTAAAAAAAGCTGTATGGATATGGCTCTAACTGTTATTAAGGATGGAGCATATTATGGCTGTATAATTCCTAGTTCATCTGGAATTGTTCTTCAAGATTTGCCAGCAAATTATTGCCGTTCAAGATGCAAAGTCGGCAATACCCCAATAATAGAATTAAATATGAAATTCTTTGATGATAATTTTGCGGATTCTCAATATCGTTTACGCGTTTTGAAAATGTTCCCAGAAGATATTCAAAAAGGATATGTACTTTATAAAAATGGTAAATTAAAGCCAGATTATATGGGCGATACAGCTGGTTCTTGGTATGCTCTAGAGAAAGGCACAGCTATTAAATTTGATTTTGGTAATGGTGATGTTCCACTTTTTGCTAGCGCAATTCCCGCATTGCTTGACCTCGATGCTGCTCAAGACCTTGATCGCCGCAAACAAATGCAAAAGCTTTTAAAAATTTTAGTTCAAAAATTACCCCTTGATAAAAATGGTGATTTAATATTTGACTTAGATGAAGCTCAAGATATACACCGCAATGCAGTTATGATGCTTTCAAATACAATTGGCGTAGATGTATTAACTACTTTTGCCGATGTAGATAGCATAGATGTAGCTGATGATAAAACCGCAACAAGTTCTGATGAATTAGAGCGAGTAGAACGCAGTTTGTATAATGCATTTGGTACTACTCAAAATCTTTTTAATGCTAATGGAAATATAGCTACTACAAATTCAATATTAAATGATGAAGCAATGTGTCGAAACCTACTCTTACAGTTTAGCGCTTTTTATGACTAGGTATCTCAATTAATTACTTCTAATCCAAAGAAATGGAAATTTAGATTATATATGCTAGAAACAACTCAATATAATTATAAAGAATTATCTAAAATGTATAAAGAACAATGTCAGATGGGCTTTTCAAAAATGCTGCCGCAAATTGCTCTTGGGCAATCACAAAGCTTTATTCTTAATTCTTGTCATTTTGAAAATGAAATTTTAAAGCTTCATGAGATTATGATACCACCTTTAGTCTCTTCAGTTATGAATAGTGATGCCGTTTTGGGCAAAAGTAATAATTCTAACTCCGATAATAGTCAAGAAACTACAGGTAGAAAAGAAAAATCTAATAAAGAAAAATCAGATAAGACTATAGCTAATAGAGAAGCTATGGGAAAGGAGAGTAAAGAATAATGCAGAATATTGAGTTTATAAACATTGTTCCTTTTAATCCTTTAATATCCAAATGCTAGATTAAGGTTTGCTGGGTGGGCGATTCCCCTAACCGCAATAAAAGTATTATTACAAAAGAAACTGCGCGTGAAATGGCGAAAAGTTTGCCTGGGAGTCCTATAGTTGGCCATTGGAATGAAGAGACTGGGGATTTTGACCGTCATAATCGAGTAATTGAAATTAAAGATGGTAAATTTCAGCTTAAAGCAGATACAGTTCCATATGGTTTTGTAGATCTTAATGCAAAAATTTGGTTTCAATTTTTCCTTGATAAAGATGGGGTACAAAGAGAATATCTTGTAACCGAAGGCTGGCTCTGGACAGGGCAATTCCCAGAGTGTCAAAGAGTCCTTGAGCAAGGTGATAATGAATCAATGGAATTGGATAAAAATTTAACTGCTGGCACTTGGACAAAAGATGTAAATGGCAACAACCAATTTTTCATAATTAATGAAGCAATCATTTCAAAACTTTGTATTTTAGGTGAAAATGTAGAGCCTTGTTTTGAAGGTGCAAACATAACAGCTCCTAAAATTGAGTTTGCATTTGAAGATGACTTTAAAACAAAGTTATTTTCTATGATGACTGAAATAAAAAATATTCTTAATGAAGGAGGAGCACAAATGAATGAAAACAATACTCCTGTAACAGAAGAGCCGATAAAAACTCCTGAAGAGCCTATTGCGGCAGAGCCTGTAACAGAAGAGCCAGTTGTTACTGAACCAGTAGCGCCTGTGGCCGAACCTGTTCAATACAACTTGGAAGAAATTCCAGAATATATAGAGCTTCAAAATAAATATTCTGACCTTGATAAGCAAATGAAGGATTTACAGTTGGCTTTTGAAAATCTTAAAGCTGATAATACTAATTTGACTAATTTTAAGGCGAATATAGAGAAGAAAGAAAAAGAAGATATGATAAAGAGCTTCTATATGCTTTCTGATGAGGATAAGAAAGATGTTATTGATAACATAGATACTTATTCTTTAAATGATATTGAGGCAAAGCTTTCTATTTTATGTGTTCGTAATAAGGTAAATTTCAGCCTTGAAGATACTTCCGCACAGTCAGAGCCTGTAACTTATTCACTTAATGATGCGGTTTCTGGCGTTGACAATGCTCCAGAGTGGATAAAGGCTGTTAGAGCTATTACGAATGAAAATTAATTTTTAAGGAGGAAAATATAAATGGCTAAGACAAGACTTTCTGAAAAAGCTCTTTATGTAGAGCGTGGATACGGCCAGGTAGAGCCGAACCACCTTTCTGCACAGAGAACTGGACAGATTTATGCACAGCTTCCTGCTGATGCTACTATTAAAGTCCTTGAGAATGGTCAGTTTGTTAAATATGACTATGCTAAGGGCCTTGTTAATTTGACAGGTAAGGGCGAATGGATGCTCGTTTTCAACGAGGTAAAAATTTACCATGAGTATGAAGGCGATGCCGATTTTGCTATGATTAAAGAGAACTATAGTGCGAAAATTTATTCGCCTATCGATGCTGCTTCTCTTAAGACTGGCCAGGCGCGTGATTATTCTAGTATAACCACCCCTGCTGATCAGTATATTCCGGATTCTACAACAGCTCCATTTAGTGTTGCTACTTATACAGGTCCGAAGGCGATGCCTACTGGCTCCACTATGGTTCCAAGAGTATTTAAGACTAATATCGGTGATATATTCACCACAAACACTATCGCTGAAGCTGATGCTCTCGCACTTGAAGATATTCTTACAGTTGGCGAAGATGGCTATCTGAAAAAGAATGCTGCACCTGAGGCTGGCGAGATGCAGTGGCAGGTTTGCAAAGTATACACCCTTCCGGATCGTCAGAAGGCTGTTAAGATTATACGCATAGCGTAAGAAAGGAGTTAAGAATAATGTTAGATAAGAAAAATTTACTTAGTTTGGCTAAGACAGTTGCCAAAGCTGACAGTTCTGCTCCAATTGCTTATAGTTATGATGGACAGGACTTCTCATACGATGCTTTGAATGAGACTCTCCGCAAGGAGTTTAATGAGTATGCTTGCGATTATCGCACATATCAGAAAAATAAAGACCTTATCTTTGAGGTTATTGAGGAAGTTCTGAATGATGTACTTCCGAAGAGAGTTGAGCTTGCTTATGGCTCTTTTGCTGAGGTTAAAACCTTTAAGCAGGGTGACAAGCCGCTCTTCCGTAGACGCATAAACGCTCGTCAGAGAGCAAAGCAGTTTATTACTCGCGTTGGTCTTGCTGGTGTTTATGAAGTATTCAAGCTTGGTGGCTCTGAGAGCTTTGAAGTTCCAACTTCTGCTATCGGTGGCGCTGCGCAAATAGGCTTTGAGGAATTTCTTGATGGCCGTGTAGATTTTGCAGAGCTTGTTTCTATAGTAATGGAAGGCATGGATGACCTCGTATATCAAGAAGTTGCTAAGGCAATGGTTGATGGTATCAATCAGCTTCCTACTAACAACAAAGGTACAACCAATGGCTTTAATGAAGAGCTTATGGATCACCTTATAATGGTTGCTAATGCTTACGGCACTCCTACAATTTACTGCCTTGAGGAATTTGCTGTTAAGATGCTTAAACCTACGGATTATAATCGTTACAGCGATGCAATGAAGCAGGAAGTATGGGACAATGGTCATTTAGCTTCCTATAAAGGTAAAAAGGTAGTAATCCTTCCACAGACCTTTACAGATGAAACTAATAGCCGTAAACTTATAGATCCTGGCTATTGCTGGATAATTCCAGATGGCGGTGACAATCGCCCGGTTAAAATTGCTTTCGAGGGTGAAACTCACGCTCGTGAAGTAGATGCTAACCAAGACTGGAGCAGAGAAGTTCAAATATATAAGAAAGTTGGCGTAGTTGCTATGATGACTAACAACATTTGCGTATATGAGGATACGTCTCTTAAAGGTCATCTTGATGTAACTAAGCCGGCTGGCGCTTAATAACTAACCTAAGGGGTAGGGATAAAAACCCTGCCCCTTATTTTAATATATGGAGAAAAAGGAGAAAATTATAATGGAAGAAAAAATATACACGGTAATGAATAGGAGTTCTAGTTTAGTCTATTATACTATTCCAGAGACTCATACTAATCGTCAATTTACACCAAATGAGGTAAAGAAAATACCACATTCTGAGCTTGAAGCTCTATCTTATCAGCCAGGCGGAATGGCGCTTATTCAAAATTATCTTCAAATAACTGAAGAAGATGGCATTAAAAGTTTTAATGGCAATCCAGAACCAGAGTATTATCTAAATGCCGATGGAGTTAAAAAGCTTATACTTGAAGCAAACATAGATGAATTTTTAGATTGCCTTGATTTTGCTCCAGAAGGCGTTATTGATATGATAAAAACTTTTGCTGTTAATCTGCCAATGACAGATACTCGTAAAGCTGAGGCTTTAAAAGAAAAAACGGGTTTTGATGTTATAAAAGCTATTGAAAATAACAAAGCTGATAAAGCAGAAGAAAAACCCGAAGAAAAGAAAGTTCGTAGAACTGCTCCAAAGACAGAGGAGCCTACCAGCCGCCGCACAAGTGGATATAATGTTTTAAGCAGAGGTAATTAAAGTAAGGGGGTTGTGAGCTGATGGGTACATTATTTGCGTCGGTTTATAATTGTTTCCTTAATAAAATCACAGATGATATGTATATGGAGTTAACTCCAGAAGATACCATAAGAGATTTACAAAATCTTTTAATAAATGCGATTCCGGGTTTTGAATTTCCTCGGAAAAAATTAGAGTATGAAATTTTAACTCGTGAATTAAATGATGAGTCAGTAAATGTAATTGGCTTTGTAGTTGAAAACGTGGACGGCACAAAATTTGAAGACGCTTCTTCATTTGGTGAAGTTTTAACTTTAGAAGAAGTTAATATACTAGCTATTTTAATGATGGAAGGCTGGCTTCAGCGGCAAGTTACCACTATTGAATTAGTTCGTCAAAAATACTCTGGTACAGATTTTAAATTTACTAGTTAGGCTGCTCATTTGGCTAAACTTTTAGCTCTTTTAGCAGAAGTGCAACGACAATCTTTGCATATGCAGCGTTTATATAAACGTCGTAAAACCGGTAATGATGGATATATTAAATCTAACTGGTCTTCACTTGCAAAGATTAGTGCTATTAATGGCTATAGAGATATAGATGATTTTGGTGCCGATCCTGGTGATACCTTTAGAGATATTATTTATGAAGGAGGTATAATATGATAGTTATTATACCTCATACTGCTTTAGAAAATAATCTTAAAAGATTAACTAACCAAATGTGGAAATTGATTCCAATGCGGGAAAATGAAGAAAATTGGCTTGCGCAATTAGATTTAGTTATTAATGAACTGTTAGGAATTAAAGATATATATATGGTTGCCGATGAGCATTTTTTGATATTACTTACAAAGCTTCGAGGCTTGCAAGATAGTAATATTGGATTCGATTCTTATCGTAATACCGTTTTTAAATGTATTTCTTTATTAAGGTAGTTGCAACTATGAATAATTCATTAAATTTAATGCACTCCAGACTTGGTATTCGAGGTGGAGAATGGCAACAAGACAGAATGATAAAAGATAAAAGGAAAACTCTTGATAAAGCTGTTTTATATTCTTATCAAGGAGCTAAAGTGCGGAAACTGGATTCAATAGAGTCTGCAAGAGCTTTAATCAATCCTAATAAAGTTAAGCAAGACTATGATGATAAAGTGATTTCTATTGGATATGAATACGACTTTAAGCCAGGAACTGTTTTTGATTGGGAAAATACAAATACCAAATGGCTAATCTACTTACAAGATTTAACAGAGTTGGCTTATTTTCGTGGAGATATTAGAAAATGTAATTATCAAATAGCTTGGAAAGATGAACAAGGAAAAAAACAACTTACTTATGCGGCTGTTACCGGCCCCTCTGAGGCTAGTATGGATGCTGACATAACTAGAGTTGGCACGAATCTGGATGTTCCAAACTATAGCTTAGAAATGCTTCTTCCTGCAACAGAAGCAATTTTAAAGCATTTCCGTAGATATACTAAATTCTATCTTAAACCTTTAGCATCTGGTGATTCGCCCACTTGTTGGCGGATTGAGGCAACTGATACAATTAGTATGCCAGGCATTTTATAGCTTAATGCAAAAGAATATTATGCCAATGAAGATAAAGATGACCTTACTGAAGGCGTAGTAGATGGTCTTGTAGTGGAAGAAATACCAAAACCGCAAGACATGGAAATTGTGGGAGATACTTTTATTAAGCCGAAAATAACTTATATATATGAGTATATAGGTTCTGAAGAAGGCGAATGGTCTTTTGATGAACGTTTGCCAATTATTGTAAAACCAAATGGGAAAAAGATTTCTCTCACTTGGAATACAACTTATACTGGTTAGTTTATTTTATCATATGGCAGTAAAGAAAAAACAATTGTAGTTGAATCTTTATTTGTAAATAATCCCAATTGAGAAAAAGGAGCTATTCTATGAAATTACCTGGATATGAATTTCCCCATTCTAGTTTTCTTTCTATAGAAAAAGATTTAGAAATTATAACTAATAAATTTCTAAAGAATGAGCGGTTAAAAAAATTACTTTATTATACAACTCCAGACGCATTAAATCGTGACCCGATTGGAAATAATGCTAGTTTAGAGTTGTTTAAAAATAATATCAAAATTGTTCCTAAGTTGTATATAGATGGTTCTGTTTTGAATTATATCGTTATAACTTTTGATGATTTTGTTTTAAATACAAATAACCCGCAATTTAGAGATAATACAATTCAATTTAATATTATTTGTCATTATGACCAATGGCAATTAAATGATAGTTTTAGCTTGCGGCCTTATAAAATTGCAGCAGAAATAGATTCTATGATTTCAGATAAACATCTTACTGGAATTGGCGAATTGCAATTTTTAGGTGCCAGCAATTTAATTATCAATGAGGAATTTGCGGGTATTACTTTAGTATATGCAGCAATTCATGGTGGAGAAGATAAAAACCCAATGTTAAATCCTATTGAGCAAGATAAATTTGAGAAAGAGTTTGATTCTACTTGGAACGATATCAATTAAGCTTGATGTCTGGTGTTGATATCCCAATACCAGAACTACAAATTGCAATGCATTAGCCTACAATAAAAGAGATTTCTATGTTAGGGAGTGAACAATCTTTTTTTAGTGGGATATAGGTGCTTTGTATTGATAAACGATTGCTTTTATAGGACAAAAGTCTTCTAGAAAACACCTCGAATTTTTAGATATTTATGGCGATAATGAATGATAAATAGACTATAAACAAAAAAGAATAGGTTTTATAGACTTTTACTTTATTATTTCCAAAAGCTAATGTATTATTTACTCCCCGGTCAATAGTATTAAAATAGGATGAATTAATTTCCACTATTGACGAAGGAAACTTTGGAATACTGCAATAGCTTTTGAATGATGCTTTCTGTTTGCAAGGTTCTGGGCAAGAAAAATTTAATCCGCAAGGAGATAAAGCTACAGAAATTGCACAGAAGCTTATGCGCGCACGAGAGCGAGTAGCCAAGTAGAAACAACAAAGTGAAGGCTCTGGTGGCAGTATTTTTAGTTAGTATATTTCAACTTTAGTTATAGGAACTAATACAATAAATTTAAAGGATGCTTTAGATTTAACTATGTATCAATTATATGATTTAGTTGAAAGATATACGCTATATTTAAACTGGGATTTGGATATACGTCAGAGATTAGCTGGCGGCACCCCAGACAAGCCAGCTGAAAACTGGATGAAAAATATCCATTAATTATTTTAAAGGAGGAAAATTTACTATGTTATTTGGTGTTCGCGAAATTTGCGATGTAGTATTTAAAGCTAAAGCAAATCAGAAGATCGGTAATAAGGTTTTCTATAAGGGTGAGCCTGTAATCTATTTTGATAGTTTAAAAACTTCAACCTTAGAAGGCGCCGCTACTACTGTTTATGCTCAAGGCGGCCGCGGTAATGCTAGACTTATTGCGTGGGAGGGTGAACGTACGCTCACTTTCACAATGGAAGACGCTCTTATTTCGCCACTTGGTTTTTCAATTCTTTCTGGTGCAGGTTTGATTGATGCTTCTGCAAATGAAAAAATATATGTTCATACTACTCAAACTGTAATTGCTAAAGAAGGAACTGCTACCGGTGGAGAAGAAAAGCCTATAGTTCTTTATGTCTCTGAAAAGCCAGCTACCGCTACCGGTTCTGAAATCTATGTGATGCCTTTGGAGAATGGTGAAGTTTATACTGAGCCGCTTATTGGGACAGCCGGTGCTTTAGTAGAAGGTGAAGGTTATCCAATTACGCTTGCGGCAAAAGGGAAGTATGATCCGACCAAGAATGCAGAGGACCTTAAAAAGTTCGTAGCTGGCAATGCCTATCTTGTTGACTTCTATGTAGAAAAGACTTCAGGCGCTACACAGATTGAGATAACTGCTGATAAATTTGGTGGTAACTTCTATATAGAAGCATCTACTCTGTTCCGCAATAAAGATGGTGTAGATATGCCTGCAGAATTTATAATTCCAAATGCGAAAGTTCAGTCTAACTTTACTTTCTCAATGGCTTCTAGCGGAGATCCCTCAACATTTACTTTTACTATGGATGCATTCCCAGATTACACTCGTTTCGATCCGAAGAAAAAGGTTATGGCTGCTATTCAGATTATTAGTAACGAAGCTAAAACAACAGATGGTGTAAGAACCGAGACGCCTGATGTTGATTCAACTATTAATGCACAAGGCTAATTTTAAAGGAGAGGTTTAATACCTCTCCTTTTTTCTTTTACATAAAAAAGAGATAGGAGGAAAAGGAGATATGAGCACTTTAGGACAATATATTCACCATTCTTGGAAAAATTATTAGAGATATGGTACTAGTTTTAAAACATCTAGTTCTTCAGATGGTATGGCGATTATTCAAAGAACTAAAAATGATATAATTGCGCGAGCTCGTTCAAAGGGAAAATAGGCTGGCATTGCAAATCTTGAAGCAGCCTATAATGGGATGTTATATCCAAAAACAGAAGAAGATAAATAGCTTAATGAAAAAATGAGATAGTTTTTAGAAGCAACTTTAAGTGATATGTTATTAAAATGGTAGATTGATTTTGAAAATGGATTAGAAGCTGCTGGTACATCTTTAAAATCTGATAGCTTTAAATTTGGTGAAAAGCAAGGATTCCATTTAGAAAATGTGCGACGACTAAGAGATGAGGCTCAAAAAATACAAACTGTTTTACAATCTCAAAATTCAGCAAATTCTTTTCTATCTAAAATCGATCATATTATTAGTCTTGCAAACTAGATTATTAAAGGGGCAAAAAATGCGGTTCGAGCCTAGGGCGGAGCTTCTGGACAAAATCTTGATTATATAAGATATGATCGAATGAGCGCAGAAGGAAAAGAAAAATATTTAAATCTTATACAAAACTTAAATGCTGCTTTAGAAATAGCTGCAACCGCAAGCCGAACTGAAGCATTAGGAACGTCTTTTGAGCATGCTCTTTTAGTAATGGATGACGCTGCAAATCAAGGAATTGAAAATCTTACAGATAACATTATAAAAGAAAAACTTGTAAGAACAAATGAGGCCAAAATAATATATGAAAATTTTGCGCATGAAAAAAATGCAGGCCTTAGACGAACTGTTGTAGATAATAACCCACAAGCTGGAACTAAAGTATAGTTTGATATAGACTCAGGGAATCTTTCTACAAATGTTATTTTTAAAACAGATGTAACATTAACATATCAAGATGAACAATACAAAATATCTGCAAAGAACTATAGATTAGCATCAAATAACTCTATTCATTTGGTTTAGTCTCTTCCACTTTTAACTGGCTTACTTCGTAATACTAGTAACGATTTTATGAACCACTCGCTTAACCTTCTTCTTAGTCTAGGTGAAGAGGGTGCTAGAGCCGCTGACCGCAAAGAAACAGAAAATATAATGAAAACTATTCTTGCTATTGAAGCTTTAACGGGTCTTAGTCAAGGAGCTGGGGCAGCAAATACCCTAGTAATTAATAATCGTTCAAAGAAATAGGTTAGAATTTTAAATATGAGTGACTTAATTCCAGTAGATAGTTTAGAAGGTTTTTCAATTAAAGGATTTCCAGAAGATATGCTTACTTATCCAAGAGCATATAATAAATGGGAAGATAGTAAAACTAGAAGTCGTTGGGGTAATGCCCAAATGCGTATTGAAAAATTGCTTATGCGATTATATAAAGCAAAAATTGATGTTAGTCTTAATACTAGTAAATTTTTTGCAAAAACAAAAAAATAATAGTATAATATAATAAAAAGAGAAAAAGGAGTAATGACTTATGGCAAAAGTGCCGTTTAGTAAATTTAAATGCAAAATAAATACAGATGAAATACCCGTTCAAATAGGTGAAGAAACTATTGGTATAAAAAAGTATTTGCCGGTTCAGGAAAAGTTAGCTTTGATTGGGCGAGTGCTTGAACAAGCACACGACCAAGATCAAAACTTTGCAAACCCATTAAAAATTGATGTTTTTAAATGTCTTGAAATAGTATATGCTTATACAGATATATCTTTTACGGCAAAACAGAAAGAAGATCCAGCTAAGCTGTATGACCAACTGTATTCTTCTGGTGTTTTAACTTGCATTTGGATTAATATTCCAGACAATGAAAAAGATTGTATTGATTATGGTATAAAAGAGACTGTAGAAGCTTATTATAAATATAGAAATAGTGCTCTTGGGATTTTAGATACTATTAATCAAGATTATGATAATCTTAACTTTGATGTTAGTGAAATACAAAAAAATATTTCAGACCCTGAAAATCTTAAACTGCTTAAAAACGTTTTAAGCAAAATGGGTTAATCTATTATTTTTATTTTTCATAAAAGATAGGAATGTAAGCCTAGAGAAAAAACATTCTCTAGGCTTTTTATTTATATATGAGAGAAAGGAGTTTAATTTATAAATGGCAAAAAAAATTAATGTTAATTTAACTTTTACAGCAGACACTAATCAAGCAAAGCAACAAATTCAAAAATTAAATGATGAATTAACAGCTATATCTAATAAAAATATCTTTGGTTAGAGTGTTTCTAAAGAAATGAAAGAAGCAGTAAGTGCTGCTACAAAATTAAAAACTGCTTTAGGAAATGCAGTAGATCCAAATACTGGATTGCTAAATTTATCTAAAGCTAGCAATAATTTAAAAGCTTTAAATATAGATTTAAGAAAAACTAGTGATTAGCTTCTTGGAGCAGGAATTGAAGGGTAGAAAGCTTTTATATCTATCGCCGATAGTATTACAAATGCTCAAATTCCTCTAAAACGCACTAACTAGCTTTTAGATAAAATGTGGACAACTCTTTCTAATACTATTCGTTGGCAAATTTCAGCTACAGTTTTGACTGGTTTTACTTCAGCGATTCAAGGGGCTTACTAGTATGCTCAAGATTTAAATACTTCTTTAAATAATATTAGAATAGTAACTGGACAAAGTGCAGAATAGATGGATATATTTGCAAAAAAAGCAAACGATGCCGCAAAAGCTCTTTCTACTACTACTAAAAAATATGTAGATGCTTCGTTGATTTATTATCAACAAGGTTTAACTGATTCAGAAGTAGAAGATAGAACTAATACTACAATTAAATTAGCTAATGTGGCAAGAGAATCTGCGTCTACTGTGTCAGAATGGATGACTGCCATTTGGAATAATTTTTATGATGGCTCAAAATCTCTTGAATATTATGCCGATGTGCTTACTGCATTGGGTGCGGCTACAGCATCTAGCTCAGATGAAATTGCTGGCGGTCTTGAAAAATTTGCTGCTATTGCAAAAACAGTGGGCTTAAGCTATGATTATGCTGCAACAGCTCTTGCAACAATTACCGCACAAACTCGTCAAAGTGAAGATATTGTTGGTACAGCTTTAAAAACTATCTTTGCAAGAATTGAAGACTTAGAGTTAGGAAAGACTCTTGATGATGGAGTTTCTCTTGGACAATATTCAAAAGCTTTACAAGCTGTAGGGGTACAAGTTCTTGATACATCTGGCAATTTAAAGAGAATGGATGATATCCTCGATGACCTGGGCAGTCGTTGGAAAGATTTATCATAGGCTCAAAAAGTAGCTACTGCACAAAGCGTCGCTGGTGTACGTCAATATAACCAGATTATTGCTTTAATGGATAATTGGGAGTATTTTTAGAAAAATTTAATAGTTGCTTAGGGGTCTGAAGGCACTCTTCAGAAGCAAGCCGATATTTATGCTGAAAGTTGGGAAGCGGCAAGAAAAAGAGTTCAAGCTTCTTTAGAGTCTATTGAAAAATAGTTAGTTAGTGATAAAGCTTTTATTAGTATGACTAATGGTGCTGCAAAATTTGTAGATATAATTAATGCGGCAATTAAATCAATGGGTGGCTTAAAAGGATTTTTGCCTTTATTAATACTTTCTTTTAATAAAATTTTTGGTGATAAAGCTATTGCTGGCTTATCTAATTTTAATGACCATTTAAAAATGACTGGAAAGAATGCACAAGAGGCCGCTTTAGCCACAAAAGAAACTGCTGTAAATATGATGGCAGGAATCAGTTTTGACTTATTTGAAGATCCAGTTGTATAGGCTCAATATGAAGCAAAAAAACAAGAGTATGATCTAGAATAGGAAATTCTTAATATAAATAAAAATTTAACTGAAGAACAATAGAGACAACTTACTTTAACGCTAGATTATGTACGGCAAATGCAAGAAAATAAAGTTGTTGCTATAGAAACTCTTGAGACTTTAAAACAAGAAAAAATAGAGTTAGAAAATTCTTTACAATCCATTTATAAAAGAGTTAAATTTAATAAATTAGATGCTAATTAGCTTAAACAAATTAATAAATATATTTTAAATTTTAGTAGAGCAAAAACAGAAAAAGGTTAGACTTCAAATTTTGATAAAATTGTTGATTTAACAAAAGAATTAGGAATTTAGTCAAATATTACAAAAGAAGACATAACCCAAATGGCAGAAGCTTTATTGAAATTAGATAATATAAATAAGACTACCGCAAAAGGTCAAAAAGACCTAAAAGAAATTACTGAACAAGTAAGCTCGGCTATAAATAACACCAAGAAAAATATTAAAGAACTTAATAAAATGTCCGGGGCAGAAGTTCTAATGAATGTTAGCTCCATGCTAAGCTCTCTTGCTTTTGCTTTTTCTTCATTATCTTCAATATCTGATACTTTAAATGATGAAACTCTCTCACCTTGGGAAAAATTTACTTCAATATTAATGTCTCTTTCTTTCGCCCTTTCTTCTATAATTACCTTGGGTAAAACTATAAAAACTGTATTTTCTGCAGAGACGGCCGCAACTATTGCTTCAACAATTTCTAAGGTTGCTAATGCAGCCGCCACAAGAATTCAAGCAAAAGCTGAAAAAGACGCAGCAAGAGAAACTAAAAACCATACCAATGAAAGAAAAAAATAGACAGTTATTGAAAATATAGATACAAAACAGGGGTTTTTTAGTAATTTAAAAGATAATTGGAATACTAGCGCATATTTAAAGAAAAATCCTAACTTATCTGACCTGCATAAAACAGGAAGTGGAGCTTGGACTGCAAAAGGAAGATCAGGCTTTATTTCTAATACTGATATAGAAGCGGCTGGGGCAGAATCTTTAGCTGCACTTGGAAAAATGGCAGGGGGAATAGGTTTAGTTGTAGCCGCTTTAGCTACTTTAACCACTACTATAATAGTTATTAAGAATATCTTTGATAAGGCAGAAAAAGAATCTGTTTAGGCAGCAAAAGATGTAAGCGCTCTTGGTAAAGAATTCTCTACGGCTCAATCTAAATACTCTGAAATGTTAAACACTATGTCAGAGTATAAAGAAGGGATTAAAAGTTTAGAAGAATTAACCAAAGGTACCACCGAATATCAACAGGCTATCTTAAAAGCTAATGAGGCGGCAATAGAATTAATTAATACTTACAAATTAACCAAACAGACAACTAAAGATGGGTTAATTCAAATTAATGAAGCTGAATTGTTAAAAGCTCAACAAAAACAATTAGCTAGTGTGACGTCTAAGCAATTAGCTTATACGGATGCGATTGCTTATTCAAAAGAAAAAGAAAATATTGCTAAAACAACAGAGTTTAATAGAAAAGTTGCTAAAGGTGGAGGAGTTAGTGGCACTGCTGCAGGTACAACAGCAATTGCTACAGTCGGAACTGCAGCAACCACAGCCTTGGGCATAGGCGCCTATGGAGCACTCTCTGGCGCGACTTTAGGTTCTGCTGTTCCAGGTATAGGAACTGCTATTGGTGCCATTGTTGGACTTATTGCCGGAATCGCTTGGAATGTAATAGAAGGTCAACAAACTGAGCTTGAACAAAAAGCTACTGAGGGATTAGTTAATATATACGAAAAACGCGGAAATGAAATTTTTTCAGATGATAAAGCGTTAAGACATATTTTAGAAGAAGAATTAAAAATAAACGATACTGATTTAGTAAATAGCTTAACCGCAAACGTTGAAGAAACTAAAAAATTAGTTGAAACTTTAAGCGAAAATAACAAGGTTATAAAAGCACAAGATTTACAAGGCATGCTTACCTTTTTATCAAGCGATAAAAGCTTTTTAAATTCTGACCATTAGATTGAAATAGCGACAATATTAGCTAATTCAGAAGCTTATTCTAAGGCAGAAGAAGAAATTAAAAGCAAAGCTTGGAAAGGACGAGATTCAAGAATCCACAAAGCCTATGCTGAATATGCCGGATATGATACAGATAGCTATACCTTTAAAGATACTAATAGCGGTACAGCAAAAATAATTGATAAAAAAACTGGTGAGCAAATAGATGAGATTTCCGATGAAGCTATGGTAGAAGCCCTTGTTTCTCAATATGCTCGTGAGATGGCTTCAAAAAATCTCGATATAGTACAAAGAATACTTGAAGAAGCAACTAATATTCAAATAGACTAGATAACTAGTGAAGCGATTGCTGGTTTCTTATCAAAAGATTATGATAAATTTTTATCTCTTAATTCTGAATAGATGGAAACTGCAAAAGAGTAGTTAAAAAATTTAAAATTAACATCAGAAGAATGGCAAGCTTTAGGTTTCAAAGATGCTAAAGATTATCAGGCGGCATTTGATGCTCAAATAAAAAATTGGGAAAGTTTACCAGAGTCGATTCGAGAGGCTAAGCAAGCAAAAATTAAACAGGAAGAATATGAACAAAAGGTTGCCGAAACTGCTACTTCACTTGGAGTGGCTAAAGAAGCTTTAAATGGCTATGTTGGAGCCCTTTAGACAACTTATCCATATTTAAAAGATAACGCAGATACTACTTTAGCCTGCGCAAAGGCTAATATCTCAATGGCTAAAGGAATAGAAGATTTAAAAAAGGCTATTGAAGATAATCTTGATGTTCTTACTAATTGGAACGAAAATGCTTTTGAGACATATGAAGCGGCAGGACAGGTCCAGACCGCAATTAAAACTATGTTTGGGGTTGATGTTAGTTCTGATTATGTAAAAAAGCATTTAACAGAGTTACAAGAACTAATTCAAGGCAATGTAGAACACTTAGAAGATTTATAGGCTGAAGCCGCAAAAGATTATATAATAAATTTAGGTTTAAGCGATGATGCTGAAGCTAGCTTTAACGCAGTAATTGATAATTTAATTCAAGAAAATTCAAAAGACCTTAAAATAGGAGCAGAAGTTGATTTAGGAAATTCTGTTGAAGCTTTAAATAAGCTCTTAGAACAAGGGCTTATCACTACAGATCAATTACAAGCAGCTTTTAATGCTATAGGGTATGAGCCAGATATTGATTATGTAGATGCGCCTGGTCCAACAACCCATATGGAAACTAGCGCTGTTTTATTTAATGGCTTTAAAATTCCTATTCTTAGTACAGATTCAACTTCTACTGTAAAAGTTCCTAGATTAAAGAGCTCTTCAGTAACGGATTCAAACGGAAATTCTTATAACTCTTCAGCGACAAAAATAACTTCAACTTCAGCCGTTGGCGCAAATCTATCTGGGTTAAAAGATAGAGCGGCAGGAAAAATGGAATCTAATAAAAAAGATTTAAAAGATGAAGTTGAACGTTATCATGAAATCAATGAAGCTTTAGAAGATACTAAAAATCAATTAGATGCTATTTCAAAAGCTAAAGATAGAGCTTTTGGTCCAGATAAACTTAAATATATGGATTAGGAAGTGGCGAAACAAAAAGAACTTCTTAATCTTGAAAAGCAAAAAACTCAAGAGGCTTAGAATTACTATAAGACAGATCGTGCAGCCATTTTAAAATATGGCGCAAGCCTTGACTCATCTGGTAGAATTACTAACTATGATGAATTATTTGCGGCTTAGGTAAATGCTTATAATGCAGTGGGACAACGCACTGGCTGGGCTGGAGATGCTTTTGAAAAGTAGCAAAAATCATATGAGGCTTTTAAGAAAGCAATTTCTCAATATGAAGAAACGCTTAATTTGATTGAAGACCAACAGCAAAAAGTAGTAGATATGCAAAATGAGCTTGCGGATTTGGCTTTAGAAAAGATACAATTTCAAGTGGAGTTTAAAATAGCTATTGAAGATGATAAACTTAAGTATATTGAATTCTTAATGCAAAAACTTGATGATGATTCATTCGCAGTCGCTGAGTCTATTGGTCTCTTAGGGCGAGAAGCAAGTTCCGCATTAACGAAGATTAAAGCGGCGGAAGAAGGCATTTCCGCAATTATGGCAAATGTTCGCTCATCTGGTATTATGACCGATGCACAAGCAGAAGCTTTGAGAGATTACAGGGATAATATTATAGACCTTAACAGCCAGCTTTTAGAATTGCGTAATACAGTTCAAGATAAACTTACTGCAGCTTTTGATGCTTGGAATGAAAAACTTGATAAAAACACTTCTAAACTTTCTCATTTGCGTAATTTAGTTAATAACTATAAAAATATTATTGACATAGTTGGTAAAGATAATCTTGGCATAAGCGATGAAACAATGGAAAAAATTCGCGTAGTCCAAATGAAGACCGCAAATGATTAGTTATCTGCGGCAAAGGCTTCAATGGACGCTGTTAAGAAAACTCTTAGCTAGTATGAGGCAGCTCGAGACGCCGCTTCCGCAAGAGGTGATCAAGAAAGCGTTGAAGAATGGAATAAGCAAATTGAAACAGTTGAAGAAAAGCTTAGAGAGCTAACTGAAAACTTCTAGACCACTTGGGCAGATGCTTTACAAGTAGTTGCCGATGCTTTTGAAAGTCGTGTAGATTAGATTGTTGAAAACTTTAGTGAATCTGTTTCTGGTATTTATAAAAATCTTGATGAGTTATCTGAATTTATGGAGAGAGAAAAAGAAATAGATGAACGATATCTTGATAACTTTGAAAAAGTTTATGAGATAAATAAACTTAATAGAGAAGTTAATAGTAGTATAAATAATGCGGCAAGTGAAATTACCGCAAAGAAACTTAGAGATTTCCAAGAAGACCTTTTAGCAATGCAAAAAGATGGAGTAAATGTTTCTAAGTATGATGTTGAATTTATGCAAAAGAAATATGATCTTTTAGTTGCAGAAGCTGCTTTACGAGATGCGCAAAATGCAAAATCGGTTGTGCGGTTACGCAGAGATAGTGAAGGAAATTTTGGCTATATTTATACTGCTGATTAGGATAATGTAGCAAACGCTCAATAGAAATATGATGATGCGCTTTATGCTATGTAGAAATTTGGTAAAGAGAGTTTACAAACTGCACAAGAACAAATTATTGGAATAGAAAAAGCATATGCTGATGCAATAAAGCAATTACAAGCAGATACTACACTTACTCAAGAAGAAAAAGCTAAGAAGATGGCTGAACTTACGCAGTATTATTCTGAACAACTTAAATACTGGGTAGATGAAGCTAATAAACGTACTCAAGAAGGTTTGGATATTAATACACGCTTTAATGCAGGTATGGCGGAAAGCTTTGAGCAAACGCTTTTACAAAAAATATTCCCTGATATTAGAAACTGGGAAACTCTTTATGAAACATCACAATCTAATATGCAAAAAGCTGGTCAAGAGTTTGTAGATGCTTGTAAGCAATACAGTATAGAAACTGGAGAGTCTTTTGATAAAGCTGGACAAAAAGCTAGCGATATGGATACTGCCATTGGTGATGCTTTAAAAGATATTTCTGATAAGAGTGGAGAAACTGCTGATGACACAGAAACTATGGCTGATAATATGGTTTCCGCAATGAGCAAGGCTGTTACTGCAGTTGAAAATTTCCAAAAAACTTATAATAACCAAATGCAAACAGTTAGAAGCGCTAACTAGCAAACTATTGAAAGTGTTAATGAATTAATTGAAAAGTATCAAGGGATGATTAATAAAGCTAATGAAGCAGCAAAAGTTGATTTATCTGCATCTGGGAATGCTATTGCTGGCGGCTCTGGTGGAGGAGATAAGCCTAGTGGTGATTCTCATACTCCCGGACCAGCCACAGACTCAGGCAAAAAAAATAATGACTTTAGTTGGACTAAAGTTGCGGGTCACAGTTATTATGGAGAAAATTTTGAAGCGTTGGGCAGAGATGGCAAAGGATTTACTGGTTATTTATATAGACGTACAAATGGAGAATATGTAAAAAGCGGATCTGTTTCAAGATCTTTTACTGAAAGGGAATTAAATAATTTAAAATGGAAAATTGTTAATGGTTAGATTTATAGTGGAAAAGGTGGCCTTTATATTTTAGCTTCAGCTTTAGAAGATAATAAAAAAAGTGGAGTTTATAAGGGGCAAGAGTGGTTAATTCCAACTGAAAACCTTAATAAATTATGGAGCACTGGTTGGTTTAATTTTGATTTAAAAGGTTTTGGTGGCGCTGGTGCAGGTCGTTCTTTTGACACTGGCGGCTATACTGGCTCCTGGGGTACGGATGGCCGACTCGCGCTACTCCACTAGAAAGAACTAGTTCTTAATTCCTCAGACACAGAGAACTTCTTATCGGCAGTCTCTATTTTAAGAGATATTACTTCTCAGATAGATCTGCAGGCTGCTTCGATGAGTTACAACAATATCTTAGATAGTACGCGGTTTACTGCGGGCGCGCAGAGAGATACTCTAGAGCAAAATGTTACAATTCACGCGGAATTCCCGAATGCGACTAATCACACAGAAATTGAGCAAGCCTTCTAGAATCTTTCTAACTTAGCTTCTCAATATGCTGGCCGCAAAATTTGACAGAGCTAAAAATATGTGATATAATTTAAGGGTAAAGATATGAAAGTATCTTTACCCTTTTATCATTTGGACAGAGTAAATAAAAAAGGTAGCCGCAATTTACATATAAAAAGAGAATGAGAGAAAGGAGTTTTAAAATGAATAATTATTCTGAATAGATTTTTCAATCTATTGACACAATTATATCATAGCGATTAAATGAAGTAAAGTTTGATAGAACTATTACTTGTGAAGTAATTGCTGGCGTTAAAGATTATCCTAATAAATATTGGGTTTCAGATGGTGCAACTAAATTCTAGGCCTGCGTGGCCGACTCGTCCCGCACCTATACAGAAAAATAGAAAGTTTATGTACTTATTCCAAACGGCGATTATAATAATACAGATAAAGTAATTATTGGTAGTTATACTGCTGATGAATTACCAAAGAATTTATATACTAATCCATTTGATCATTTGGTTTATAGTTCTAAGATATCGTTTGGGCCTTATGCTTTAGATAAATATATTGAAACAAGCATAGACACAGAAAGTCTTATTTTAGTAGATGAGCAAGAAATAGCTTTTAATTATTCTAATACCACACCATTTGATTATATAGGTTTAAATTTTTCTTTTAATACTACAGAGTTATATGGAATGAAAAAAGGTAACTATGGTATTTAGTTCACTTTAAAAAATAAAGATACAGAAATATTTACTTCTGCTATTGATAGCTCACAACTTTATGGAGATATATATAATTTTAACTCTTTAATGAAGATGTAGCATTTATTTCCTATTCCTGCAGGGGTAGATATAACACAAGCAAATAAATTAGTAGTTAATTTATATCAGAAAGGTAATTTTGATATATCTAAAAAGAAAATTTATTTAAATGAAGCTACTTTTTATTTTGGATATGATGTTGAAAAAATAGACCGCAATAAACTTATCTTACATTTGGATAAAACAGAATCTTTAGTCTTTAAAGATAATGAAAAAAGAAATTTTTATCTTGAATGGCAAGATACTGATTTAAATAAAATATATACTTCTTCAAAAAACGATGCACCAGCTTATAAGTATGAAATTTATTGGTGCCATTATGAAGTTGGGTATAAAAAAATTAAAGAAGATGATATTGAGGAAACTGGTGTTTATTGGAGAACTTTAATAAAAAATAAAGATTTTAAGTATCAAGCTGATTTAAAAAAAGATAATCAGAGAGAATAGTTTAAAGTTGGGATTAAGTATTATGATGAAACTGAAGAAATTGAAAAATTAAAATCCCAACAAAAACAAGAATTAAAAGCGATTGATGAAGATACTACTTTAATAGATAAAGAAGAAAAGAAAAAAACCATTAATGAAAAATATTAGGCCTGGTTTAATAATTTATATGAGTATATCAATAATAATAACCTATGGAAATATCTTGAATCTAATGTTCTAATATTTACAAATGAAGATGTAAAACCAGACCCTGGTTCCACGAATAATTCAGAAGATAGTATTAAATTGACTTGTTCTGATAGTGGAGTTTATAATTATTATATGGCACAAGGATCAATTGTAGATTATAGTTATACTAGAGAAGAAAGAACTATAACCGCCTCTTTTTTAGATGGATATGATATAGAAAAAGATTCTAAAGAAGTAATTTGGGAAATTGTTGGTATTAAAAATGATAATGAAACCATGATAAAATTTAATACTGAAAAATCTACTAATAAAACTTTAGTATTTACAATTAAAGATGAATATCTCTCTGGAAGAAATGATTTAAATACAATTCTTTGCACAGCAACTCTTCCAAATGGAGAAATTAGACGAGGTAAAATTACTCTTCATTTTGGTGAAATAAGTACAGCAGGGAGCTAGTATGCTTTTAATTTACATTTTGAAGATAGTAAAGGTTGTTTGCACCCAATTAATGGGGATAATTTAATAGTTTCAGCAACTTTACAAAGACGAGATGGTGAAACCATTTTACCTTTACCAGACATTGAATGGTCTATAGAGGGAAATAATAAAGACAAAAATAATACTGCAATTCTTAAGGCGGCCGCAGGTAATAATTATTCTTGTACTTTAACTTATATACTTTCATCTGGTTTTCCAGAAATGGCAGATAATGAATATTATTCTGCTACTTTAAAAGCCGTTATTAAAGATTTTACGATAGATAACGGATTAACAACTGATTTAACAGCCTATTTGCCAATTCCTTTAGGTGCAAATAATTGTAATTATATATCTGGTATTACTAGTGTTTCTTATTTTACAAATGGACCTTCTAAAATGGTATCAAAAAAGAAGTATCAAATTTATGGAATAGACATTCCAACCGGCATAAAATGGTTGCCTGATAGCTTTAAGGTTAAAATTAAAGAAGATAATAAAGAAAAAGAAATAGAAAAGCCTTTTTTGCCATATGTCAATTCAAAGAAAACAACTTTAGTTGTTCCTACTTTTCCTGCTTGGGAAAATAATCAAGAAACATTATATTATGGTGTTGTGGCTAAAAGTAATGATACCATACTTTGGATGTAGCCAATTGTTTTAAAACAAAATGGGTATGATGACGATTTTGTAAATTCTTATAGTAATACTTTAACTATAGATGAAGGTAGAAATGCAATTGGCGTTGCTACTTTAGTAGTAGGAAGAAAAGAAGAAGGCAATAAGCTTACTGGCATTGAAATGGGTGAGCTTTATTAGGTAGATGAAAATGGAAATAAAATAGCTTATTTAGAGTCTGGTTTGTATGGTAAGCAAAAAAATGTTAATATGTTTTATTTAACTAATAAAGGAGCTTTCTTTGTTGGAGATGGAAATAAAAATTATATTTCTTTTAATGATGAAGCTTTAAAAACTAAAAATGCTTTAATGATAAAAACTAGCCTTTTTGATTTAGACTCTGATAATATAACAGTTAATTCAGAAGGTTTAACCATTAATGGGGGAGATTTTACAGTAAAAGATAATAGTAATAATATTTTATTAAATCTTGATAGTAGTCGAAAAAGTTTATTATTTTCTGGTTATTTAACAAATATAGCTAAAACTAGCAGATTTTATTTTAGTAATTCTCCCGTGGCGGGAGATGGTCCCGGATTATTTTGCGAAGAAACCCAAACAGCAGCAGGACAATGGTTAAAAATGTGGCCTAGTTATGATACTAAAAAAGCATATAAAAACGCAATAATTAGTGGACGATATGGTTTAGCCATATCAGACTACGATGATAATACTAATATTGCAAAATTTACCAAAGTTGGGATTGAAATAAATGCTCCTTTTTCTAGTAAATTATAGCTTAAAAATGGTTGTAATTTTTATGGGAATGAACATAATCAGATTTGGCAAGATTCTTTATAGAGGATACACCTTTCAGCATATTCAAATCTTATATTAGATTTAAGAAAATCTGGAAGTGGTAATAGCAGTGTTTATACATCCGCTTTAGAGACCTCTTGGTGGCAAACTTCTAGCGGTTCTCAAATCGGAGGAGAATTATATGGATACTGGATTGGTAAATTTTCTTCTTCTTCAGATTTACGCTTAAAAAATTCAATTAAAGATTTATCTTCTTCTTTATGTTATTAGAATTTTTTTGATAATTTAAAACCAAAAAGCTTTAAATATAATAAAGAAGATAAAAATATTCATATAGGTTTTATAGCCCAAGAAGTAAATCAAGCTTTAAAAGATAATAATTTAAATGTTCAAGATTTTGCATTCTCAGAACTTGCAGGAAGACCTGGAGAAGAAGCATATTGGACTTTGCGCTATGAAGAATTCATTGCCCTCAATACTTGGCAAATTCAAAAACTTAAACAACGAGTTACAGAGCTCGAAAATGAGATAAAGGAGATAAAACAAAATGAAAATAACTAATCAAGAAATTTATCTTATAGCTAATAACTTAGCTACTAATTTTGCAGAGATAAATACTTATATCCCTGTAAAAGTAAATTTCTTTATGCAGAAGAATATAGAAAAAATAACTGCGGCGGCGCAGGATATTGAAAAGGCTAGACTTGATATTGCAAAGCACTATGGAGTATTGTCTGAAGATGGCCAGAGATATGAAATTCCAGATGACAAAACCAATGCTGTTGCTGAAGAAATGAAAAATCTTTTTTCACTTGAACAAGATTTGGATATAAAGACATTTAAAATAGATGATTTTGGGGCTGCTGAATTTACTCCTCCTCAGTTATCTGCTATTATGTTTATGATAGAGGATTGAGCGCTGCTCAACCCTCTATCTTTTTGAAAGGAGAGTTAAAATGATTATATATCCTCCACTAATTGCCGATACGATCCCCGCATTTACGGCAGCCGCAGTTAGAATACCTTTTGAAAATAATCCCGCGGTAGTTTTATCTAGCGTTAAAGGTTTTAGATTAATAGTAAAAGATTATAATTCTTCAAAGATTATAGCTTATAGTAAAGTTGATTATACAACGGACATAGTTAATGAAGTTACTTTTACTGAATTTTAGTCCTCTACTGAGGAACTTTTTGCTTTTACATCTGGTAATTATTATAAATTTCAAATAGCATATTTTGATAATGATAAAGATACTACTTTTTATTATTCATCTGCCTCAATTGGACGATGTGTTGAAAAAGAAAATAGCATTTTTATAACAGGTAGTAATATTTAGCTTTCTGAAACTTCACTTAATCCAGATAGATATGGGATTTATCGAGGAGTTTATTTTTCTAGTATGCTATCAGAGCCTTTATATAGTTATTAGTTTGTTATGAAAGATAGTGATGGAAATATATTCCAAAATTCTGGTGTGCAAGCTTTTGATAATTCAAAAAGTTATAATGGAAATTATAATGTAGATTTTAAAATTAAAAAAGAATTAAAAAAAGATATTATCTATACTTTATAGTTTTTTGTAACTACTATAAATGGATATACTACTCAAAGCCCTGCATATAAATTAATTAGAGATGCTCGTTAGGCAAAAACAACTAATATTGAGCTTTCTATTAATGAATTAAATGTTGAAAATGGATATATTGAATTAAAATTAAGTGGTACTCCAACCTCGGCAGCGAATGTTTAGATAGAAAGAACCTCAGATGGAGAAACTTGGAATATTATGACAAAATATTCTACTAATGGAGGTAAAGAGGTTAATTACACTTGGAAAGATTTCTCCATTGAATAGGGCGTTGAATATCAATATGTTTTAGTTCAAAGTGCTTTTAATGCAACAGGAGAAATTCTTTACTATAGTGAAAGAAAAAATCCTTTACGAGTAATATTAGACTTTGAAAATATGTTTCTTACTGACGGCGAAAAGCAATTAAAAATTAAATATGAACCGAAAGTGTCTAGCTTTAAAGATACTATTTTAGAAAGCAAAACTGATACAATAGGTGGGCAATATCCTTTCTTTTTCAGAAATGGGCAAGTGCGGTATAAGGAAATTCCTATCTCTGGGCTAATTTCTTATTAGATGGATAGAGATAATTTCTTTGTAAATGATGAAGAACTTAATCTTTCTGAAAAATCAACCTTCAGGAGACAAACAAGAGCTGTAGAAACTTTTGATAATATCCCAACAACTAATTTAGTAGGGTATAATTATACAGCAGAACGCAAATTTAAATTAGCTGTTTTAGAATGGCTTACAAATGGTAAACCCAAGCTTTTCCGTAGCCCAAGTGAAGGTAACTATGTAGTACGATTAATGAGCGCTTCCTTGTCGCCTAATGATACACTTGGAAGAATGATACACAGTTTTTCTTGTACTGGATATGAATGTGCGGCTGCCGATATAGAAAGTCTCCAAGCTAGTGGATTGGTGCGATAGCCAGAGATAAAAGAACCAGAAATTATAGACGGCGATTGGAAAGTATTCTCAAAGACTTATAATAAAATTACTTGGGCTGATAATCAAGTAAAAGCATCTGATCTGGTCTCTCTAGCAGCTGAATAGAGTCTTGTAATAAAAAATCTTAAATGGCAATTAATACAGCCAACTTTAAAAGAAACGCAAGATTATCTTCTTATAGAGAATATAACAGATCCTTTCTTTAACCCAACTGGAATATTTACTACAGCAGAAAATTACTTAATGACCGGTTTTACTTTACACAAAGGCAATGAGATTTTAAATGATAATGCTTCTATTACCTTTGAATATAAGATAGTAGATATGGCTTCGGCAAGCAATTATGTAGATACTTTTGCTACTTCAGTAAGCGATGGTCTTGATATAGTAATGTCTATTCCGATTAATACTACAGTTGCTGAAGCATTTGGTAAGGTTAAGCCTTTAACTATTTATACTTTAGTAGCTTAGAGAGATATAAACGCAAAAGATAATGATAATTTTAATCTAACTTTAGGAGATTAGATAATAGATTTGTCAGATGGACAAATTAGAGTCTATAACGACCTACCCTTTGAGATTGAAAAAGGCAATGGTATTCATATAGATATGTATGTAAGGGTTGCAAGAGCAGATTTACAAAAGTATTCTTCTCAATTAGGCAAATTTATTCTTGGATATTCTAAACTAGGAGGGATTGTTTAATGTATGATAAAAATTTTTTAAAGCGATTAGACTTAAACCGCACAAAAGAAACATATATTAAAATTATATCCCTTACCAATGAAGATTTACCAGTAGAAGAAATTACTGGTCAAGCCACAGGAGGTTCCATTAATATAGATGGGGCTTCCTCTGTGCGGCGCTCTTGTTCTTTATCAATGACTGCTACTAAAGAAGATAATATTATAACTGATAAATACTGGGCTTACAATCATAAGTTCAAATTATAGATTGGATTAAAAAATATTATAGACCGCACACAATCAGATATCATTTGGTTTGATCAAGGTATTTATATTATATCTAATTTTAGTATATCAGAGTCTACTTCTAGTTTAACTATTTCAATTTAGGGTAAGGATAAAATGTGCCGATTAGATGGTACAATAAGCGGGAGTTTGCCGGCATAGCATGATTTTGGTAAAGAAGAAGTTGAAAATGCCGATGGGTCAATATCATTTAATCTTTTACCTTTATATACTATTATACGAGAAGCTGTTCATGAATATGCTCAAGAACCTATGCGCAATATTATTATAAATGACTTAGATGATTATGGTTATGAATTAATGGAATATAGAGGCGAAAAGCCAATGTATTTATTTATAAAACCTGGGGATGGAGATTATCCTGATGTATTGAATATTACTTTGAATGGCGATACAAAGGTAAAAATTAATGAAACAACCTTTTGTAAATTGAATGAATTTGAAAATAAAGGCTATAAATTTTATTCTTTAAATACTCTTGATAGAAATTATAATAACGACGCTACACAAATTATTCTTAATCCAGATAATAATACTGGAATTGGCTATGTAGTAAAAGTATAGAGTGGCGAAACTGCTGGATATCATCAAATTACTTTAACTTATGCAAATGATTTAATTTTAAATGCTGGTGAACCAATAACTACAATGTTGAATAAAATAACTGAGATGCTTGGTAATTTTGAATATTTTTATGATACAAAAGGTCGCTTTATATTTCAAAAAAAGAATAATTATATTCAAGAATTATTTTCTCCAGTAAACGGTGAAATAGTTGAACCTATTGCGGCAATTACCCCTTATAGTTATAAATTTGATGATAAGGAGTTAATAACTCAAATTAGTGATACTCCAAATGTAGAAAATACTAAAAATGATTTTGCCATTTGGGGTCAACGAAATGGAGCAGATGGTTCGATAATTGCGATTCATGCTAGATATGCAGTAGATAAAAAACCTACAAGTTATACTACAATAGCTGGTAAAAAGTATCAAGATAGTGAATGGGATTGGCGCGAATTAATATACCAAATGGCAAGCGACTATTAGAAAAATCGCGAGAACAGCAATTTTTTAACTGACCTTGAAAAGCTTAATCCGTAGTATATAGGAGGCTATACAAAATATGAATAGTATTACACAGATATTCTTAGCTTTTGGAGATAGCTATATAATCCAACTCCAAGTGAAGAAGAAAAAATAAACTACTTTGATGTTAATGGTTATGATAAAAAAGGTGCTGGCGCTTATTGGAATAAAGATGTATATCTTAATCCTTCTAATCTTTATTTTTGGTTTGACTTTTTAGATACTGAAGGAGAACTCGGAAAATATTCCGCAAATAAAATAGGCTCTCGGTCAAAAGTAATTAATGAACCAGCTATAAAATCTATATATTATAAAGAAACACCAGAAGTATAGTTTATTATATTGCCGACTGAGGCAAAAGAGCTTACTAAAAATAACGCTTATACTAAAATTTAGATATAGGATAATATGACTGGCTTATTCTATCGCTCTACTTAGGGTAATGCGGCAGTGTCTAGAGCTAATGAATTAATTAGTGAATATACTGCAACTGCGGAGGGGGTAAATTTAACTTGTATTCCAATCTATTACTTAGAACCAAATACTCGTATTTATGTAGATGGGATTGGAGATTGTACCCTTGACAGAATTAGTTATAATTTATCGTATAATGGAACTATGTCAATTTCTGGTAATAAAATATTAAAGACATTTTATTAAGGAGGTTTTTTAAGTGATTGCGCAATTAAGTTATTTTACACAATCTTCTTTTACTCCTCCTACCTTTACATCTGGTTGGAGTGAGAATTTAATAGCTGGAAAAAAAGTCACTGAGCTAGGTATCTATGCATTGCCAGGGACTAAATTTGCCATCAACCAAAAAGGCAATGATGAAAACTTGATAATAAACGGTTCTGGCATTTTTAACTTGACATTTGGAGATAGACCAATTACTGAATTGTATCTATCGGAAGATAGCTATAATTTATGTAAAAATTCATCTCATTTTATAGTAATAGATTTAATCTATGAGGAGGTAGCATAATGAGTTTATATGGTGGAATGACATATCCAGGCACCCCTTTTATTTTTGATAAAATATATGAAACTACTCCAACTACAGAAGATGCTTAGAAAGATGGAGTTTTAATTGGTCGATATGTTTATGATAAAGAAAGAAAAGATGTGCTTAGAAAGACTTTTGTAAATACGGTATATAATTATGAATTTATTACTAATTTAGGCGTTGCCGGCGATGTAGAAAATTACTGGTACACATTTTAAATAGGAGGGCTTTTAAATGGATTGGGCAAATGTAGTAAAACAAATATTTGAATTAGTGGTATTTCCTCTTTTAGGTATTGGAACTACTTATTTAATTGTTTTGATAAATGCAAAGATAAAAGAATTAAAAAAGCAATCTGATAGTGATTTAGAGAAGAAATATCTTGATATGTTAAATAACACTATTGTAGATTGTGTTTTGGCTACTAATCAAACTTATGTTAATGAGTTAAAAAAACAAGGCAAATTTGATTTAGATGCGCAAAAAATAGCATTTCAAAAAACATATGAAAATGTTATGGCTTTGCTGACAGATGAAGCAAAGAAGTATTTATCAAAAGCGCTTGGGGATTTACAAACTTATGTAAACAATAAGATAGAGGCTGAAGTATTACTTAATAAATAATAATAAGAAAAGGGCTAGTGAGTAAAATCACTAGCCCTTATTTTTTTGTTTAAAAATAGTTTGCCTTGACGAAGCTTTTGGGCAAACTTGTTAAATTGGAAAAAGCTGGAAATCAAGATATATTGCAGGGATGGAAAAATTTTCCAGAACCGCTATTTAAGAAAAAGGAGAAATAAATATGTATAACAATTATTACTAGCCAAATCAGCCCGCCTATTCCACTACACCTTCTCGTATAGGATTAAAAGGGCGTCCAGTATCTTCTATTGATGAAGCACGTGCAAGCACGATAGATTTTGATGGTTCGGTGTTTTATTTTCCTGATCTTGCTAATAAACGAATCTACACAAAACAAATCAATATGGATGGTTCTTGCTCAATGTTAATGTATGAGCTTAAGCCTATTCCAAATGTAGATTCAAATGTTACTAACAATTTTATAACAAGAGAAGAATTTGATGCAACGATAAACCAAATAAAGAATTTATTAGCTCCGCCCGTAGTAACTGAGCCGCAAGCTAAGAAACCAAATGAAGAGTATAAATTCTAAGGAGGAAATATGTAATGAATGTAAATCCCATGCAGATAATTCAATTAATGAAATCTGGTCAAAACCCGCAACAAATGATTATGCAAATGTTATCTCAACAAGCACAGAATAATCCTATAGCCGCTAACTTATTCCAAATGGCTTAGCAAGGTAGATCCGCAGATATAGAAGCTTTTGCGCGTAATTATTTTGCATCACAGGGAAAGGACTTTGATAAAGAATTTAATGCCTTTAGACAAACCTATGGGCTTTAAATAATATATTTTTAGAAAGGGGACATGTTTAATGTTCAATTCAAACACATCTGGTTATAGTCTGTCTGATTTAGCAGCTGTAACTGGAAACAACAACAGAGGCTATGGTGATGGCTTTGGAGGTGGCGCTTGGAGCTGGTGGATTATTGTACTTCTGCTTTTCGGCTGGGGAGACGGTAATGGCTTTGGCTTTGGTAATCGCGGCAATGGTGCTAAAGATGAGATTGCTTATAGCTTCGACTTTAACAATCTTGAAAGCGGTATTCAGCAAGGTCTTTGCGATGGTTTCTACGCCATGAATACTGGTATGTTGAATGGCTTCTCTGGAATTAATGACGCCATAACACAGGGCACTATTGCTGATATGCAGGGGAATTTCGGACTTCAAACTGCAATCAACAATAGCACCAATGCTATAACTGGCCAGCTTAATTCTATGGCCGCTGCTGCAATCTCCGCAATCAGATAGGCACATCCTTTGCGGACCTTAATTACAACTTGGCAACCCAGTCTTGTGACACACGCAGAACTATAACAGATAGCGCTAGAGACATTATAGAGAATAATAATGCTGGAGTTCGTTCTATTCTTGACTTCTTAACTCAAGATAAAATAGCTACTCTTACAGCTGAAAATCAATCTCTTAAGTTTGCAGCTTCTCAGGCAAATCAGAACGCTTATATCGCTGCTAGTCAAGATGCCCAGACTTCTGAGCTTATCCGCAGATTGCAGATTCCTACTCCAGTGCCCGCGTATGTAGTGCCTAGCCCCTATAGCACTGCTTGTGCCTGCTAATTTAAAAGGGGGTAAAAAGCAATGGAATTAACTGCTAATGCTATCCAAACTGTTACAGCCGGTTCAAACGTATTGTTTACTGATACAGTTGTAAACGGAAATTGCTCGATAATTCATCGAAATGGTAGCGGATTGGTTACTCTTAGAGGAATTACTAATAATCAATGTCGCGCTCGCTTTAGAGTATCTTTTGGCGGAAACATTGCTCTTCCAACAGGTGGAACCGTTGGTGCTATATCTCTCGCTATAGCTATCAACGGTGAAGCCGTTGCTACTACGACAATGATTTCTACACCTGCCGCAGTTGAAGAGTATAATAATATATTTAGTGCAGTCTTCTTAGATGTACCAAAGGGCTGTTGCGTTCAAGTAAGCGTTAAAAATACTAGCACACAAGCTGTATCTGTCCAAAATGCTAACTTGATAGTAGAAAGGGTGGCGTAAAATGATTAAAAAATATGTAGGAATGTTTAATGAATTGTGTCCAAGGCTAGTTAGGGGATTTGTCTTCTGTAGATGCAAAAGAACTTGGCGAAGCTGTAGATATGATTAAAGATTTTAGTGAAGCAATCTATTATTCAAAAATTGCAGAAGCAATGGACGAAAAAGATAAATATCGTGATATGGAATATGAATATGGCAGAATGTATTATGATGGCGATAGGCGCTATCGTAGATTGCCAGAAGAAAGAGAGCCTAGGGATTACCGCGAAGGCCGCAGCCCAATGACTCGTAAAATGTATATGGAGCATAAAGAACTCCATCAAGACAAAGCTATCCAAATGCAGGATTTGGAGAAGTATATGCAAGAATTAACTCATGACCTTATGGAAATGATAGATGATTCAACTCCAGAAGAAAAGCAAGTTTTAAAGACAAAGCTTACTGCATTAGCCAGCAAAATTGTTTAATATCAATGGAATCATCTGGGATGTACTATATGTAGATCCCGATGATCCCTATTTAAAACGCTCTGACGGCACATATTCTATTGGTGCCTGTGACAATAACACAAAATTTATTTATATAAACAATACTTTACACGGAAATAAATTAAAGAAAGTTTTATGCCATGAAATAACTCACGCTGCTATGTTTAGCTATGAAGTAAAATTAACTCTTGAGCAAGAAGAGTTTATTGCTGATTTAATAGCTACACATGGGCAAGAAATAATAGATATTACTAATAAAATAAATGGGGTTTAAAAACCCCCTTTATTTTATTTTGCCAGTTGCGCCTCGTATTTTTTTAGAAATAGATTATACATTTCATCGCCTTCGTGATTTCCTCCAAGAGCATTATAAGTTCGGTGTTCTCTTTTTAATCGTTCATAATCCTCTTGAGTAATTTCTGATTCCTAATTTAGCAATTTCCGACAATCATCTACAAAACGGCGTCGATGCAAACTTAGTATTCCGTCTCTCATTACTTCTAGGTCATTATGAAGCTAATCAATTCGATTATTAATATGCTTATCCTCTTCTTGCAAAGATATCATTTTTTCGTTAAATGAGTCAGTTATCTTTACATATAAAGTATCAAGCTAGCTATTAAACTGCTCCTATCTATTCTTTTTAATCTATCTAGAAATAAAGTTATAAGCAACAGTTGCTCCAGAAATAATCAGACCAAAAAGGAATTCAACCCAGTATTTTACTATAAAGTCAATCATCTACTTCTGTCAACCCCTTTCACAATTATTATGAAAAAGGGGAAAGTGCGCTTGACCTTATTTGCCCCAAGCGCACTTATTATTATCTTGTTCTAAAATATAGCAATTGCCAATACAAATACTATCGCACTCGTCTTGTGTTGGCTTTACTCCATATTCATTTATAACCCAGGTTTGAGCGTTGCGTTTTTGCTCAGCTCGTGCGCGCCCTTTAATACCTAGCTTAGATTTCCAAACGGAAGCTAAGATAATTGAATAAGGTATCTTTAAATCTTCAAGTAATTTAATTATAGCCCCTTGAACTTGCGCAAGCACTTTAAAAGTCTGCACATTATTTACAATTGTAGTTTGCATTTGGATATCTTCAAATACTACTTCAGTTATTTGATAATCTTTAATAAGTTTTTCTATCTAAGTACAAATATACTGCAGCTTTTTACCTATATCCGCACCAGCTATTTCAGCATTGAACTTACCATATTTAATAAGTTTATTATCTGAGAATACTGACCAGCCAGAAATACGAGAACTCTAATCTAATGAAAGTATATTAGCCATTTGGATTCTCCTTTGCGAGAACTTGGGCAAATTTTTTTAAACCATTACCCACATAACTCTAACTGTCATTCTCTGATAGCTTTTTAAATTCATCTTCATAATAACTCATTGTATTGGTTAATCCGCCCCAATCAAGAGGATAAGATGATGTACATATGCTATTATAAAGAGGATCTGTAGAGCCTAAACCGCCATCTCTAGCAGTCTTTTTTACTTGATTATCATCTACTGTAATTTGATAGTTTTTTATAATTCCTTGGCATAGACAATCTCCACGATGAAGCTGAATGTCAAAAGGAGTTAAATTATAAAGTTGAAAAAATATCTCGCCTTCATTAGAGATAGTATTATAATAATCTGCATCAATTATGCCTTCTGAATTAGCCATAATAATTCCATACTTTAAAGGAGTGGAACTCCGCACAGATAATTCAAGATATTCACTTTGCTCCAATTGGCATTTTACTCCAGATGAAACAAGCGTTGGTTTAAATATATCATATTCTTTTAAGAATTTAGATATACCATCTAAACTTAAAGTATCTCTAAAGTTATCATCATAGAAATCCATTAAAGCATTTGTAACACTTGGAAGAACTATATCCTCTGCGACTACCATATCATAGCCAGCAGCATATAAAGTCTTTCTTGCGGGCATAGCAAAATCTACATCTGTAAAACGACTTACTTTTTCAAATCTTGCCATTATTCTACCTCACAAGTAATAGTTGCAGTAGTAATAGGCTCTTTGATATTATTAAAAGTTTTTGTTAAAGATACTTTCATATATTCATCTACAACCTCACCTTTTGATTTTACTTCTTTCTTTTCACTAGAATACTTAGCAAGCTCATACTCACCAGCTTGCTTAGCTTCATTAATAAGCTCTTGAGCTTCAGCCTCATTACTAGCGCGATATATTTCAGTTGTTTGAATTAAATATTTCATTTTATATAACCTCTATTTTCATTGTATTATCAGCATATTCTGTTGCTATTAGTCGCTCAATTTCTTCTTTAAGACCATAATTAAATTCTCTATTTCCTGCAAGCAAAACTTTATCTATATCAATTCGTTCTGCTAAAAACCGTGTTAGGTCTGCAGCCGCTACTAATTCAGAATTTATTATTGTATTATCTTTCCAATAATTTAAAACATAATCTTTTGTAAAATCTCCGGTTGTTATTGTTATTGTGTACATTCTATTACCCCCGCATCATAGCTAAAGAAATACATAACCACTGGCGCTTTATCTCTTATTTTAATCCATATTTCAAGAGCATCATCGTGGTCTGTAAGCTCTATCCCTTTTATTTTTCCTAAACCTTCACAACAAGTGATAAGTTCATCAAAGATTCTATTTGGCGCCGTTTCATCCAAACAAAAAACAGTATAATAACTAATATCTTTGCATAAAAGCATATAATATTTATTCATTTGCTTGTTTAAATATATATATAACTTTTTATCGGTTGCCGCAATTTCTTCATCGGTTAGATCGGGCATTTGGTCAATTATTTGACGATTTATTTCATAGCTAGTTAATTTTAATTCACTATTAGCTAAATTTTTTATAGGCTTCCAGCACGAATCTTCATACCGACATATTTGAGAAGTTTCTTTACAATACCCCAAATCATTTTCATTTGGGTTAGTAATTAAATTACCATCTTTATCTACATAAGTTAATCGTATATGTGCTTTCAAAAATAATTCTCCTTTTCTTTATCTTTATATTTATTATATCATATAAAAAATAAAAAATCAAGAAATTGTTTTTTTATAAAGACCGCAAGCGCAAATACAAGTTTCATTTTTCTCTATAAAGTCTTTACATAAACATAAAGATTGCGCAACCTCGCAATAATTGTTATCAAAATTTTCATCTTTCAACTTCTCTATTTTTACCATATAAATAACTCACCACCAATGAACCAATACTATTACCAAATGTTACTAGTAAAATAAATAAAATACTTTTTATTGTAAAGTATCGAGTTGCAAATAAAAAGCATATATCAGCAATACAGTGTTCTGCACCGGCTAGTATAAAAGCTGGTATACAGAGTAATGGTGCAAAGTAATGTTTCTCTTTATACATTTGCACAGCAATAAAAATAATTATTCCGCAAATAACTGATTCAATAAAAGAAATAAAAATATTTTCATTTACTTTTTCTATCATTATTTCATTTGGTAATTTTTTAATAAAGGCAATACAACAACCTATTGCATTGCCTATAAAATATTTTAAACAAACTAAAATAGCTTCTTTTGAACGAGCATAACCAATTTTGCCTGTAAAAAGATTATAGCCCATCCAAAGAACTATATATAAGCCAATTGAAAAAGATAAAGCTCCAAACGAAGAAGATAAAGTAAGAAAACCTATTGCTATGGCAACTCCTGCCATTATAGATTCAAGCATACTATCTCTCCTTGCTCATAAGTTTTTTTAATATCTATAATTCTTTGATTGCGGCTACCTCTAAAAGCTAGAGTAATATCTCGTTCAGATTGGATAAAAGGACCATCAACGATAACATCACAATATCGAAAAAGTTTAGGAGTGAACTGTGTACGGTCTGTGGAACCAAAACCGGGACCGTATATATCCTTAAAAGTTAAAATATTCCCGCAGTAAACCCAAATTGTTTTTTCCGGGCAAAATTGTTTAAACTCTTTTGCGATTTCACTTAACACTAAAGTATTTTCTGGCTCTAAAGGATTACCACCAGAAAAAGTTAGCCCAGCAATATAAGGTTTAGACACTGCTGTAAATAACTCTTCTTTTGCGGATTCAGTAAATTCTTGCCCAGCCTTAAAATCCCAAGTCTGCGGATTGTGGCAGCCAGGGCACCGGCATCGGCACCCGCTTACCCATAAAGTTGTTCGACAACCTAATCCATTAGCTGTATCACATTTGGTTATTCCAGAATAGTTCATGCGTGTTTCACCCTATCTTCCGCTTCTGCTCTTTTGCCAGCGTTAAAAGCAGTTTGATAATCACCTGTTAAATAACCGGTCACTCTGCGAAGTCTTTTTATGTCTGTGTTATGACACATAGGACAATCATTGTTTATTTCATCTGTATATCCGCATTTAGTGCATTGGTCATTTGGCACATTAACTGCAAAATAAGGAATATCATTATCCATAGCATAATTTACGATAGTTTCAAGAGCATCTATATTATTTTTTATACTACTTTCTAATTCAACATAAGTTATACAACCAGCAGAAGAATAACCAGTAAGTTGACTTTCAATATCAATTTTTTCAAAAGGAGTCATCTTTTTCCATACAGGAACATGGATTGAATTAGTAAAATAGTCTCTATCTGATACATTTGGAATTTTTCCATACTTTGCTTGAAACTTTTTCATTGCAGTATAACAAAGATTTTCAGCAGGAGTATAATAAACACCAAAGTTTAATTTATATTTTTCTTTAAACTCTGCGCATCTATCTTTAAAAAGCTGTTCAATTTTTTTAGCTAATTCCATTCCTTTTTCGGTAGTGTGGTCACAACCAATTAAAATTTGTAATGTTTCAGCTAGTCCTAATTGCCCAATAGCTAAGGTTCCATGTTTAAGAGCACTTCTAATTCCTTCTTCTGGAATATATCCTGCCATTACATTATTTTCATACATAAATTTAGCAGAACTCGGGGATTGAGAACAAATCCATTCAAAACGCTCAATTAACATATCTTTTGCTTGATGAAGCTTTTCATCTAAAAGAGTTATAAAATATTCAATTATAAAAGCTTCTTTAGCATCTTCCTTAGTTAAAACATATTGAGACATAAAATTTTGCTTTGCTTCCATAGCAAGAGTGGGTAGTATAATAGTTACAGGGCATATATTGCCTCGACCATCTTTCTGCTGTCCAAGTCCATTAATATCATATCCATTCGCAGTTCTACACATGTTTACCCGATGTCACCATCGGCACTGACTATATTATCATTCTATTTAAAAATAAATAGAGTTGTCTTCCGCTTCGGTTCTCAGTTGCTTCGTTTCCTAAAACAACGACGGTGCTTATCTCCGTCCCTACTCCCATACATTCATCAGGGATAGTCGATACACTTTATTCATTATAATATTCAAAAATCCAAGTATTTTTATAAGGACTTTTTATTTGTCCATTTAATCTAGTTGAAATAGATGTTTTACCATTTTTAATTCCACAAGCTTTAGCACAACTAATTACTGTATCAAATATATCTACTTCATTAGTGATAATATTTATTCGTTTAATTTTTCGTGCCATAGGATTTTTAACGCCTATTTTTGTTTGTCGAATTTTTTCTTTAATAGCTTCCATTTCTTCTTCAGTTTTAGATTGATACGTATTACCACCGCATTTAGATATTGCATCTGTTTCATTATATCCTTCTTCAACTGAATTATAAAATTTAATCCAATATTGTTCTTTTTGGTTTAATTCATCTTGAGTTTGAGCAGTATCAATTTCTTCTATAATAAAGTTATTTTTGCCATATTTTCTAATTGCTCTGGCAAAATGTGTATCTAAAATGTTATTGATGGCATCATTTAAATGTCGATGAAATCTTTGGTCTATTGGTCGTATTGTTTGACCAATATAGACTTTATTATTTTGAATATTTATTATTTTATATATCCACATATAGCCTCCTATGTGCGAATATTATAATGAATTTTAGCACGGTCTCATCTTAATAATAATGGCAATCATTAAGACCTAACCGTTAGCCTATACACTATTAAATTTAATATAAATATATAGACACCTGCGAGCGCAGTTCAAAAGATTTTAAATGGGCTGAGTTTACGCTTACCCATCGTAGAAAAATATGTGCGTGGATCTGCGGGGTCATATCCCGCATTACCAGACCAGTCACAATTTGCATAATTAGGATAAAGCCTTAAAGCGGTTGATTTTAAAGCTAATCTATACAAATCATAATTAGGGTCACCGGGTTTTTTATTAACGCCTTTCATCAATTGGAAAATTCCACAAGGAAAGATACTTGTTTTGTGTAATTTACCAAGTCCTTCAATAAGAACTTCAAGCAATGCCTTAGTCACCATTCTTCCCTCTGGAAGAGTACAAGTGCCATAATTTACTGAGGTAAAAGGTAGCTGATTTCCACTACGAGATTGAAGAGTATTGAGGTTATGATAAAAACCTTCAACAGCTTGATGCGTTTCTTTAATAGTCATATCTAATGCGTATTTATATACTTTATCAAAATCTCCAGCATCATCTGCTTCATTTAGATAAGCTGAATAATCATTAATCGGAATATCTATAATTTTTTTATAGGTATCACTATCTTTTAAATAGTTATCTAAATTCCAATTACAATTGCATAAGTATTTCATACCATCACGGTAATGTTTAAAAAAAGATTTACGCACATAAGGAACCATAGTCCAATCTAAATGAGTAGCTGAAACTCCTCCAAATTGTTGAAGAGACTGCAACTGAAATATAACAGCTACTAATTGAAAGGCAGTATTTATAGAACCAGCTGGACGTACATCTGTTTGACGGGTGTTAAAACCATTAGCTAATAAATCATCAAAGGGGATTGAAAGACAATTATGATCTCCAACTGCGAAATGATCTAAGTCATGCTCATAAATACGATTATTTAAATGATTTTCTTTTGCCATATCACTTAAACAATTATCAATAGCATATTGTCGAGTCATTACACTTGCAGCCTCTCCAATACGGCCTCCAAATGAATGTTCATCTACATTTGCATTTTGATTTTGCACATTCTTTGCTTCAAGCTTTTCAGCGATAGCACGCATAAACTCTGAGCTTGCTTTTCTAGCTACTTCATGTTTATATCTGTATCTAATATATGCTCTCGCTACATCTTTTCTGCCAGATGACATAAGAGCTTCTTCAATTATATCTTGTAAATCTTCTACTAAAGCTACTGGGGTAGTAAGTTTTAATAAAGTTTCTACATTATCGGCAATATCAATTGCCGTATATTTATCTTTTAGCTCTCCATCAACATCTATAAAAGCTGCATTTATTGCATTTATAATTTTTTGTTTATCAAAAGGCACTCGGGTTCCATCTCGTTTGATAACTTGTATCATATCCAATTACTCCTTCTTGTGTTTAATTTTCCTCTTAAAGAGGTCGATATACAATATATATGATTTTTGCAACTGTTATATTAGCCTATCTTGTCCTCTAGCTCCGCAAAAGCTACTGCTAAAGAATCACTATTATTTATCATTGTATATTCAAATTCCAAATGCTGAAAGTCTGCTAAGTCAGTTTGATATCTCCGCAGAATTTCATTTATATTAGGATTCTTTTCTCTTGATAATTGCCGAATTAGCCGAACCGCGGGATTAGCAAATATATAAAAGACTTTTAAATCTATATCTTCTCTTTTAAGTAAACTGCGAATGGCGGCGGGGCTAAAGATACCTATATTGATTTGTTCTGGCTGTAGATCAGCTATACAAGTACCATAAAACCAACCATTAAATTGAGCGTATTCAGCCATTTTATCAGCTTGAATTAAATCTATAAATTCATTTTGAGTAATAAAATTATAGTCAATACCATTTACTTCGCCCTCTCTAAGAGGGCGAGTAGTATAGCCTATTATTCTATTATAGTTGGGGTGGTGTCTTTTTAACTCATTTAACATTTTATTTTTACCGCAACCGCTTTGCCCGCAAAGGGCTATTATTTTTATTTTATTCACCTTGATACCTCTCAGTTTGTAATACTAATTCTCCATTTGGAAGAACTTCTGTTATTTTATAAAGTCTATGCCCACCGCTACCATTTGCATATTTCTTCGGAATAAATGAATCATCTCTTTTAATTCCTTGCACAATTAACATAGAACCTCTTGAAAACCAACTTTTTTCAACTACTTTTTTCTTTCCATCTGGAAGTCTTTCAGATAATTGTCTATCATAATAAGTAAAATGTTCTTTAGAAAATTTTACCGTAACAACTCCCTGAGGGGTCAATAAAGTTATAGTTGATTTAGTTTTATTTTTTGCAATACAAGTTCCGCAAATAAGAGATAATTTATATATATTAATTTGATGATTACCTTTATAAAAAGTTCTTTCTATAATAGGCTCTTTAGGAAGAGTAGTATAGTTCATAATATTGTATTTTTTAAAATCTACATTTGTTAATTCATGCTCATGATAATAAAAACATAATATATTCATTTCCCAAGCTGAAATACTACCTTGTGCATACTTACTCCAAGCTTCTTTAAATATAATCCCATTCAGCTTATCAAGAATATCTTTCATATTAGATTTTAACCAATCTCTAAATATATCCATATATTTTTGGTAAACCTTATCCCAAGCTTTGCTGTTAATAGTCATATCATCTATTAATGAGTCTTGTTCAATTTCTTGAATAAAATCAATAGCTCTTGTATCAAGAATATATCTATCTTTTAATATTTTTCCACTTGCTTTTGTAATTGCTTTTAAATAACGATTAAATTCATAAACTCGTAAAGCAATTTTTTCTTCTTCTGTATCTTGCGGAATAAGATTATATTTTATTAAAGTTGGCATATTCTGCAAATTAAGGTTATTTTTTTTATCACAAGTTTCCCAAAGATACCAACCCATACAAAGCTTTCTATCTATCATAGAATCAAAAGCTCCACCTTTTATTAAAGCTATCATAGCTCCTTTTTTAGGTTTTACTCTATTTAAAAAATCTTTGGGAGACACATAGGGTCGATTATTTATTATCTCTGTAACAAAATCATCGCCAATTCCTAACATACCTTTAAACCCAAAAAGAATTTGTTGATTTTCTACATCTGGACTAAAGCTAAAATTAGATTTATTAATATCTACAAGGCTAATTTTAATTCCAGCATCTCGAATTTCTCCAATTGCTTTAGCCATTTTACCATAATCTGTACTTGTAGTTTTTCTTATTTTTGCGCTTTTATCGGGTAAATCTTCAAAGATAACGCCATCTTGAATATCATCACTTTCTTGTTCAAATATATCAACAAGCTCTTCTTCACTATTATCTTCAAGTGAACCACTATTAACAATTAAACAACCAGTATCCCAATAAATAGGATCCCAATGAGTTGCTATATATAAAGTTTGCGCCCCTATGAAAGAATAAACGAGAGCATGAATCTTTGAAAAACTATATCCCATTTGCGGGCCGACGCCATGCTTCCACACATACTCGCCTAATAGCGGACTTTTAGCTTGCGCAAAAATCTTTTCACGCAGTTGTGGAATTTTATCCATTAATTTTTTGCCTACAATTTTTCTAGCAGCATTAGATTCTGCTAAAGTAAAATTACATATATCCTTATCCATCAACATTAACATTAACTGCTCTTGTGAAGGCGGCACTCCAAATGACTCTAAGAAATAAGGCTCTAAAGTTTTTTGTTCTTCTTTTGTCAACCCAAATTTTGTCATTTCTTCATACCAGAGAGATATATTATTTTTAAATCTTATATATTTATCTATTGGGCGTTCTTCTCCATCTTCGCCCATTAATCTCATTAGCCCGTTAGCATCCATAAGCTCAAGAACATTTTTTGGTTTTATTCTTTTTGCTGCTTGAATTCCAACTAAAGAATCAAACTGGAATACATTAATAACTTCACCGTTCTCTAAAGCTTCCCAAATTCTTTTATCTTCTATTGGTAATACTTCTGGATGAAAATACTTTTCATAAACTTCTCTTAAAGATAAATCTGATTCTATCTGATTGTCTTTTTGTAAAAGTTGAATAGTTGTTGCTAGCTTATCTTGAACGTCTGTAACCAAGAAATCATACTTTGTATTTCCAAGATATTCTAAATCGTGTAAGTCATATTGAGATATAATTTCTCCTTTAGGAGTTTTCATAAAAGCACATTTCTCAAAAGGATCACCTTCAAAAAACACCACTCCAGAAGCATGTGAACTTCTTTTATTAACCAGTCCTTCAATAGACTGTATAATTTCTATTAACCCAGGATAATTTTCTGCTGCTCTTATAAATGTTTGAACTGGTTTACGACCTTTTTCTTGATTTCCGAATAAAACATCATGAATCGGCCATAAAAATCCTCTTTCTTCAGGAACTAAAGAACTTAAATATTGTGCTTCATCAACATCTATTCCATCTGGACAATCTTTTGAGCGGTAACCACGGCAAGCTGCTAAAATTGCGCTTTTTGTTTTTTCTGTTCCAAATGTTGCAATTAAAGTTATTCCTAAGTTTTTCTTCGCCCATGGGGCTACATCAGTATTAAAGCTATCTTCTCTTTCTTGCTTTATTTTCTCTATAATAAAAGGACGTTTAGATGGGCATAGGTCGAGATCTATATCACCAATTTCTACTCGTTCTTTATTCATATATCTAAACCAGGGTAAATTCCATTTAATAGGATCTAACTGCGTTATTCCTAAAAGATAATGGTTTAAGCCTGAACAAGAACTACCACGGCCCGCGCCCACAATGCTACCACACTGCCAGAATAAATCTATATAGTGCTGTAAAGTATTCGGATAAGCAAACATACAAGTATTAAGTTTTTCACCAATCGTTCTTTTTGTATCTGCTTCTTCTTCTAGTCTTGATAAATAAGTATCATTATTTAATTCTTTTTTATCAAGACTTTCTATACATTGATTTACCCAATATCTTTCTTGGATATTATCTGATTCTAGCATAGAATGTAAAACTGGATATTTTTCTAAACCTTTTTGTTTTGGGTAATCTTTGACTTTTATTTCCATAATAGATTGTTTATTAAATAAATCATAAAATTCTATTTTATCTTGAATTTCAATACTTGTATTTAATATATTGTCTATTTCATTTTCAGAAAATGAATAACCTAATAATTCATAAATTTCATTAGTCGGCATTAAATAAGTAAATTGATAAAAACTATCAACCTCTCTATCGCCTTCTTTTGAATTAAGATAGGCTTTATGAATAGGCCTTTCTGCTGGTGTAAGATAATGCGCATCAGTGCCTACAGTTAGCTTTAATCCGACAGCTTGCGCAAACCGCAATAAAGTTCTATTTATTGCTATTTGTTCTTTATCTGTAGAGGGAGCACATTCAATATAAAAGTCTTCACCAAAAACTTCTTTACAAAATTGTGTAAATTCTAACATTTTTTGCGCAATTTCTTGAGAGTTTTGTCCCATTTGGTCTAGTTTATATTTCTCTAAAGCTAGAGTTGAAAGTTCTCCACCGCGGCAAGCTGTTGTTGCAATTATATGTCCTTTATATTTACTACCTATTTCTTTTAATTCTGATTTTAAAAGAGGCACTCTTTCTAATTTTCTATCTGTATAAGAATTATACCAAGCAATAGAACTTAATTCTTTTAACCCCTTATATCCATAAGCATCTTTAGCCATTAAAAGAAAATGATAATACTTTTGACCATTTTTTCTTTCATTGACTAAATAAATTTCATTTCCTAAAGCAATTTTAAAATCTGAGCCATCTTCTCTTAGTTTTTTAGCTATTTTATTTATTATAACATGTGAACTTAAACATTCATGATCAGTTATAGCTAAGCCCGATAAGCCTAATTCAATTGCTTTGTTGATTACGTCTTCTGGGCGATTTGTGGAATCTAAGATGCGCAGATTTGAGTACATAGTATGAGTATGACAATTAAAATATGAGCTTTTCATTTACACACTCCTTTTTATTATCTATATATATTATAACACAATTTTTATATAAAATCAAAGAGATGAACTTTAAGTTCATCTCAATATTCATTGCTTCTATATAGCCACCGCAAAATTGGTTCCTGTCCAGCTTTATCTTTTTCCCAAATTAACCAACAATAGGCTTGTGATCCACTTCCTGTTGGCTTAACCCCACTCTTCCAACACTGTATTCTATCTATATACTGATAAATATAAGTAGGAGGGTTATTTTTGAAAATTTTTTCATAACGACCTAGACCTTCAGTTACTTGAGTGCGGCAAAGCATAATTAGCTTATCTTGCGCAATCTCTAAAGCGCGAATCATAAACGGTTCTATTGTAGCAAAAGGCGGATTCATAATAATTACATCTGCTTTATCATATGGATAATCATCAGCTAAGAAATCTAAACCATATTCCAAATTCCAAATGTTAGAAGAAAAATCTCTATCTTTAAAATCTGTGCCAATTAGTTTTGCTGGCTTTTGTGAATTTTTATCAAGATATTTTTGTATGCCGGCAATCATGTGCCCGCCACCACAACAAGGCTCGAGAATTGTTTGTCCTGTAAAATCATATTGTAACTGATTTAAAATATTAGTTACCTCGGTTGGCGGGGTTGCATAATAGTCATTTTGTTCTCTCTCTTTATTATTTTTTTTATAACCATTATATAGCCCTTTATTACTATATTGTCCCATTTAATTTTCTTCCTTTTCTAATTCATCTATTTTTTCAATAAGAATCTGTAAAATAAAAACGACGGTACCAACATCAGTAGTATTATTTACAAGAAAATTTGCAAATTTGTCACTACTTACAAACTCTTTTATATCATTTAAATCGCAAATACATTCCATTATATAATATTCTCCTTTTCTAAAAGCTCTTTACCTTTGTTAAAATAATCTTCATTTAATTCACAACAAATAAAATTGCGGTTTGTGGCGGCAGCCGCAAGCGCCGTTGTCATTCCTCCGGCACAAGGATCAAATACCACATCGCCTTCATTAGTATTATCTAAAATTAATTCTTTAAATAAGTCTGGGTGCTTTTGAGTTGGGTGTATTCTTTTCTTTCCTCCAAAGATAGGATATTCAAAAACAGTATTTTTACAATGTGCATTAAATGTTTTAGCGCCGCGTTTTTTAAACCAAACGGCAAGTTCAATACCAGAAAGATAAACATATTGCCCGTTTGAAGGAACTGGATTAGTCTTTTTATATACTAAAACTCTACAAGTGCCTTTTTGTTTCTTAAAGAATTTTACTATATCACTCATTTGTTCAAGTCCGCAAAAGATACAAATAGAATTAGAAGTTATTCTATAAACTTCTTTACAAAATTCGTCTGTATTAAAAGTAGCTTTATCAGCAGCTCCAAGTGTATCAAGACTTTTCATTTTTTCTAATCCATTAGTTTCTCTTTGCACCTCGTTGTATGGAATATCTGTAAGAGTAAAATTTATTGAATTTGCGGGAAGTGCTTTCATATATTCCATACAATCAATATTATATATTTTATTTAAGTCCATAAAAACTCCTTATTTAACTAGAACTAGTTTTTCACTTGGTCTTGTACAACAGGTATACAGCCATCTTGCATGCTCTTCTTTTTTAAAAGGAAAGGTTTCTTCAAACACTAATACTTTTTTCCATTCAGAACCTTGTGCACGATGCCCAGTTATTGCGTAGCCATAATCTAGCACAATAGGTTCAAGTTCTCTAGTAAGTTCATTTTTATAAAGTTTATATCCTTGCTCTGGAGTTAAAAAAGGTTTACCCTCTTTTAAATTTGTATAATCAACAATTAAATCATCAAAAATTCCATCTTCTTCAGTTAAAAGATTACAACTAAGAATTGGTATATTTGGAATATTTAACCAATACGGTAATTCAAGTGTTCCAGTGTGGATATCACTTAAATAACCAATTGTACCATTTACTAAAGCATTACTTCCAGTTAAATCTGTTGTATTCCATTGATTTTTTGTTGCAATAATTTTATCTCCATTTTCTGGGTCTGGGCCTCGCAGTTGTCGTTCACGCATATAAGAATTTATTTCTGTGCGTTTTTTATTAGTTGCACAAAGAATTTGATCAGCCCAATCATAAACGCCGCTTACAGCTTCTTCTTCTGGGATAATCATTACTTCATTGCCTTTTACATAATCAATTCTTTTATAATTACGGATATCCATAGATAAACGAACTATTTCACTTTCTTGCGCTTGCCTCATTATTTCATCTAAAAAAACATGCGGATTATCTAAAACATGATTGTCTGCTTTTGGATTAATAGGAGGTATTTGAAAGGGGTCCCCGCAAGCAATAACAGGAACTTTATGACTTAAAAGTAATTCCCATAGATCAATAGGAAGCATACTAATTTCATCAACAATTATTAATTTATAAGGGCGTTCAAAACTTTTGCGAGGAGAAAATTTATATTTTCCATTTGGCAATCTTTTACTATAATATAATAACTTATGTGCAGTAGTCGCATTAGGGCAGCCTTTATGACGTAATACGCTAGCAGCTTTACCAGTAAAACTAACGTAAGCTACATCATCTTCAGGTTTTAAATTTAAAGCAGCTATAATAAATTTTATAACAGTTGATTTACCTGTTCCAGCATATCCTGCTATACAGGTATA